CCCGCCATCAGAGATGAATGACGTGCAGGATAATTCCATGATGAACGACGTTCAGAACAGACGTGAATGCGACGAAATAGCCCCGGAATCCTTGTATGCGGAAAATGCGAATTCAAGGCCATTCTTATATTCCGAAAATGCGAATTCAAGGCCATTCTTATATTCCGAAAATGCGAATTCAAGGCCCTTGTTTGATGCGGAAAATGCGAATTCAAGGCCCTTGTTTGATGCGGAAAATGCGAATTCAAGGCCATTCTTAAATGCGGAGAATCCGCACGTAGAAGAATCCAACAGAAAGAAAGAAAGAAAGGAAGGAAGAAAGGAAGATTCCCCCCCTATCCCCCCAATGGGGGGATGCGGCATCGATGTCGTCGTCAGGGCTTGGAATTCTGTGGCTCAGACAAATGATCTCCCGCTGGTTCGATCCGTGACGGAGGCCAGGACTAAGCACGTCCGAAACCGCGTGAAAGAGCACGGCGTCCACACCGTGCTCGCTGTCGTGGCAATGGTAGGTCAATCGGCATTTCTCTGCGGCAAGCGGACAAGCTTCCACGCTACATTCGATTGGGTGATGGGGCCGACCAACTTCGCCAAAGTGCTTGACGGGAATTACGCCAAGGATCGCGAATCGCGATCACGCCCACTCACACCCGCCCAGGAACGCGAGACAAAATTCCAGGCGATGCGGGATCAGATAGCCGCCCTCCGGCGGCGCGAACAGGAGCAGGAGATCGTGGTATGAATGAACTCGTTGCTCGCAATTCAGCAAGCCTCGTCGTCATCCCAGTCCGATTGCACGATCGGGTGCAACATTGGCGGGATATTCCCGATGATCTGCGAAGCGGTTGGCGTCCCGTTTATGATCCAGAGGCGGCGGCCGTCGCTGCCGCTTTGATCGCTGAACAAAAGAAAATGGCGCCCGACGGGGCCATCGCGGAATGGCTCATGCGGCTCAATGATGCCGTTGCAGCCAATTTAGAACCGGAACAGCTGGCGCGTCGCGTCAGTGTCACCGTCAACGTTCTTGGCGAAGATCTTCCAGCCTATTGCTGGACAAACGAAACATTCAAGCTGGCATCACGGCGATTCAAATGGTTCCCGACGGTCGCCGAATTAAGCGATCTTTTAGAACCGATAAAAGTCGAACGTCAACAGACGATCGATCTGATTCTGCGGATGTCCCAGCGCGCGATCTCAGATCGGATCGAGGGGGGCGTCGAATCTAAAACCCCCTACCCAGTCATACCGGCACCGCCCGGGACACCGGCGCCGCATTTTGATCCAAAGACGACGTTCCGGACCGAGCCCGGCGTCGAATCTATAATCCAAAAACCTATACGCACGGTCGAGGAACAACTCGCCTCACTTGGATTCGCATCAGATGGGAAGACACCGCTATGAACGCGTTCGATATCGATGATCCTGGTCTGTCGGATCAGGATAAATCTCACGTCCGTTCATGGAACAACCTGCGAGCAGAGCGCATTGTGAACGGGAAATTGTCGATCGGTCTCAGCATAGAACGCAGGTGGCCCAAATCCTTCGCGTATATCTGCCGCACCGATGCTGAGGCGTATGATATCGCTCGACAACGTGGCTGGATCAATCCGGACAACAGTTCCAAGGCGCTCGACAAACGAATGCAGGACGATTGGGGATCAATCACCGAGACAGGGCTCACCGCCAAATTGATCGAAGTCGAGAAATTGCACCGTGTAGACCGGGGAGGACCGAAGATCGCGGCAGCCTGTCTGAGTTTTCTTCGCACCGCGATTGGCAGGCACGCGCCACATCTCGTTCATCTGATCCCTGATCGATTCGCCGATGCGGAGATCGAGACTCGGCGCACATCGGCGGAACAATTGGCGGCGATTGGTTCCATCGATGCCGCCCGGGAGGCGGTCGCGCGCGCAACGGCGGCATTCGAGGCGCGCCGCGGCCGGGCACCAGGGGCGCTGTCGGAGGACGCGTTGGCGTCAGCGCGTGATGGCTCGCAGGCCGTGCAGGCGGCGCGCGCGCACCAGGAGGCTGTCAGACGGCGGGACACCTGGACGCCGCCGTGGGAGGCCTGAGATGGCGGCGTGGAATGGCCCCAAGGGGATCGAGGCCAAGCGGCGATCCGCCGTTCATCGCCACAAACGGGCAATCGCCTATGCCGTCCGTCTGGGCGAGGGCACCGCGACAATGACATCGATCGGACGTGAGGAAGGCCTCACGCGTGACGCGATCAGCCTGATCTTGCAGCGTGCGTGTCCGCCGTTTGCCGATCCGCCTCCGCCATCGCCCCCCGAGCCGGCGTTCGCCCCCAAACCGCCCAAACCGGAGAAGCGGCCAGACTGGACACGGCCCGATCCCGCTTTGCTGGCGCTCGCCCGCGCGGCGCGCGCCGAGATCGAGGCGGCGTGGGGTAAGTCGAAAATTGCACCGACATCCAACGACGACGACGCCTGGACCGAGACCATGCTACGCGCATCGCACCCGGAGGTCCTGTGATGCAAAAGCGATTGGCCAAAGACATCCTCGAATCACCCATCAGGCTCAGCGAGATCAAGCCCGGTGATCGCGTGCGCGGCTTTGAAGCGTGGGGCTGTGTGCCGGACAATGCCACCCGCACGGTGATGCAGGACGAATCCGGTCTCTACGTCGAGTGCAAAAGTGGCCACCACTACCTGGACGGACAGACCAGCGAGGATGGCACTCTGCTCGGCATGATGAAAATTCCCCGGAGGTCGGCGGATATGTTTGCGCCATGAAAGACAACGAGGCTCGAAACACAACGACGCCTGCCGAATCGGTCCGTGACGGCAAGCCGAATTGGCCGGTCGTCTTGCGTCTGTGGGCGAAGTGGGGCCTTTGGGGTGGCGAGCCTCCCGACAAGTCGGACTATCTGGCCATAGCGGAGGAGATAGATCGGCTGCGCGCTGAGAACAGCGCTCTCAAACGCGATCTGATCTGCTGCGATCAAGCGCAGATCGATATAGTCAAGCGCATACAGGATGTAATCAATGGCCAGTGATCCACAGACCACCGCTGCGACTTTCCACTACCGGCTGAACGGCGGCGCTGAGAAGCAGATCGAAGTAAACACCGGCATCTACCAGTTCGCCGCGCTGGCTATACCAGCGGTAACTGGCGAGACCAATTTGCCGATGGTGATAGAGATGATCTGGTGCCCACGCTTCATATTGCGTGTGATGTGCCGATCCTCGCCGCGCCGGAGGTCGGCATGAGCGGATCACAGGCCAACCGGATGACCAGAACTGAGCGCACCGAGTTGTTGTCGCTCATTCGCAAGCGGGAAAAGGTGATGAAGACCATGGCGTCGGATCGCTCGGCGCAGATGCTGGCCGAGTTCGAGGCCCAGGCCGCGAAGATCTACGATTTCAACGACGACGAGATCTGGAAGGCGGCCACCGAGGAGGCGATGAAGGCGGCCAAGATCGCCCAGACCGGCATCGAGAAGCGATGCAAGGAACTTGGCATCCCGAAGGAATTCGCGCCCTCGTTGGAAGTCGCGTGGTTCGGCCGTGGCGAGAATGCGGTCAGCATGCGTCGCGCGGAATTGCGGCGGGCCGCGAAAGCCCGCATCGCCGCAATCGAGACCCAGGCGATCAGTCGCATCGAGCAGATGTCGATGGAGGCGCAATCCGAATTGCTGTCGCACGGGCTCGATACCGACGCCGCGCAGAAATTCCTGGCCGCCGCCAAGGCTGATATGATTGCGCTGATGCCATCATTGGTGGTGATCGAGGTAGAAAAGATGATCGAGCCCACGTTCAGGCGCCGGCTGGCCACCAGCTATCATTGATTTGCCGACCGCATCCCGAGCGCGATAGCATGGGCGCGTTCCGTGCGGAAAACGGCAAGAACCCTCTGGGGTGAGTCGATGGTGTCCTCTCGGAAAGGCCGGGGCTGGTTTGTGGCTTTTCCACGCCCCGGCCGCGAGGACTCGCGTCGCCCCCTTGGGTGAATCAGAATTGGTGCATCCCTTGTCACGCTCCATCGTTGAGGATAATCGCGCGATCATTCCAGCCCAGGCGCCAGCTGAGGCCCGCCACGCTGTGATGCGGATGTGGACAGGCGTGGAATGGCGCGTCGGCAACGCGCGCCGCCCAGCCCGCCTCGTAGGCGGCAGGATCGGGCGCCGCCGTGCCGTGGATGATGGCCTCGTAGCGCACGAATTCAGCGTGATCCATCGCGCGCACCATCGCGTATCTCCACGCGGCGTTGATCCATCGCCTCCCGCGTAAGCATCTCCGACGTGCGCTCAATCCATTCCCCGTCCGGGGCCGGCGGCGGTGCGATCAGCATAGCGTCCGCGCTGCCATAGCGCACGATCGCCGGCAGCCGCTTGGCCTGCAGCCAGGATCGCAGCGCGGGATCGCGGTGCGCATCCGACCGCGCCGGATCGACCCATATCTGGACGACCTGCATCTCCTTGTCGCCGTCGACGATGATGGTGTCGAGCATGCAATCGATCAGATAGCCCATGTGGTCAGGGCGCTTCATGCCTGCCGTGGTCGGATCGAACAGCCAGCGGCACGACCAGTACCGACGCACATCAGGCCGCTCGGCGTAGATCGAACAGCCCTTGTGATTGAGGAATTGGCACTTGGTCATTGCCGGCTTGTTCAGCGGGCGCTCGACGGGGACGAGCGTACAGCAAGATTTGCAACTGCCGCAGGCGCGTCCCAGTACCGGTTGGCCGTAGATCGTCCAATCGTCGCCGGTCTCGGTACCGATGACGACATTAGCAAGTCGATGTTCCATGTGGTGTCCTCTCAAGTCTTGTAAGGGCAGCGACGGGGGGGGGAGCGATTCCCCCTCCCCGCCACACGGGGGCCGGACTCGGGCCGCAAAGCGATATGCTTGGCTTAGCCCGCCGGGAGCCGGTTCCCCCGTATCAGTTTTCCCCGCCGTGCCAAGGCCAGGCCGATCATGCTCGTGCCTAGCGGCAACAAAGAAATGGGCTCAGGAATGTTGGAGCCGCCGGTTGCGAAGCCGGTTACGGCCCCTCCGTCGAAGCCAATATGCGCCGCTGCCAGGAAGCCGCTGGCATTTTCAGTCAGCACATTGTCGGCGTCGGCCCAGCTATTTCCGAGTGTAGCAATGAGGCTGACGATGATCTCGCCGGAGCGAGATGCCCACCCGTCACTGGAATTGATGGTCTGGTTGAATAAACCAAAACCATCTTCGTTGCCTGCGCCCCCATTGGCATACGTGGGTTGGATGGCGAGTGGCGCCGAGGTGCCACTGATGAGGCCGAGACTCCACGTTCCGTTGACGTTCATCGCCACGCTACCACCGTCGAGCATGTAGTAGGTATTGCCGCCATTCGTGAATGCGCCGAACGTGACAAGAGCGTGTGTTGGGGTCGTTAGATTTACGTCTACATGGATGTACGGCCCGATGCCACCGACGTTGTCGCGATCGAGGCTGAAGTTGAAGTAGCTGAAGTCAGCCTTCGCTTGGCTGGCTCCCAGAGTGAGGAAACCAGCCAAAGCAGTGGACAGTAGAATATTGTGTTTCATTTGTGGAACTCCTCATCAGTAGAAGCGCGCGCCGCCCTCGATGATGATGCGGCGCGCATTGCCGATCGGCATCTCGGCGAACGAGTCTTTCCAATCGAGCACATGCCGGCTCATTGGCACGAAATAACCCGTCTCTATTGCGCCGAATTCGATGATGTCGCCGATCATCGACGAACGACGGCCCCGTTCGAGATTGTGGCGGGTGATGGTGATGGGATCGATCGGCCGGATCGATGGCGGCGGCCGCACCGACCAGCAGTCGGACGCGCCGCCGTTCTGGGTGAGTGTGCGGAATAAGGCGAGTGCGGTGTGGCTTGGCAGGATGCCGTGCATCTCGGCGACGGCCTCGTAGTGGCCCGCCTGGAATATGATGCCAGCCTGCCGCGCGCGGTTGATATTGGGTCCCGCGAAGAGCTCGTCGGGCAATCCGGTCGAATCCGCACGGATGAAGGAAAGGCGATGATACATGGTCGTTTTCCTCAATTGGGATCGATGCGCTGTAGCTCGGCCTCGAAGTCCTCCAACGCGGCGCGCGCGACCGCCACCATCTCTGGCGTCGGTGCTTTCGGCAGCAGGAAATTATTAGCCATCCGACCTGTCGTCTCGCCCGCGCCATCGTTGGCGAACATATCGAGCCCGATGCCGGTTACCTGATTACGATCGTTGCGCTCGATCGGATGGCATTGCATCAAGCGGCCGAGCGGCGCGTCGTCGCGACGATATTCCGTCATCGCGATCACTGCCTCGATCCTGTCGGGCAGCGATCTGACGCCATCCCGGTCGGCTTTGTCGATCGTCGCCTGATCATTCCTCTCGATCGTCGCGACCCAGGCTTCGGTAAGATAGCTGAGCGACGTGGCCTCCTTGGCGATGCAGAACGTCCTGATCAGGGTGATCATGCGCGAACGTGCCCGTGCACTGGACATATTCACGCCGATGACGTGGATGATACCCGGGCAATGCACTAGGAATGTTGGTGGGAGCGAGCCCTGAGTGGTCAGGATGCGCTCGCATGTCGCAATGTCCTTGCGCATGACCTCGCGCCATTGTTGTTCGGTGTTCATGTTTCGGTGTCCCTCTGTGATCCTGGACATCTGGCCCAGGCGAAAGGGGCCTGTGTGAATACAGGCCGCTTCCGTCGCAGGTCAGAATTTTCGCTGGCGGAAACCCGGCTTGCCGATCATGGCATCCATGATGTCGCGCCGCTGCATCCCGAAAGGGATGCGATAGGCTGGATCGATAAAGACCCACAGGTGGTATTTGTTGCTGGTATCGTTGAGTCGCGATTCCGCCGGATAAATCTCAAGTCCCTCGCATTCGGGGCCGACGAGCTCGTTCTTGATTCATTGGAAATGCCGCCAATCGCGGAAGATCGGGCGACCGTCGCGGCGGCGGATGTTCAAGTGTTTGGCCGAGACGTTGCCGTCGCGGTCATAGACCGGCCGCACCTGGACCTGATACAGATCATTGATCCAGTACTCGCAATCATGAGTCTCCGCTTCCAACGCGAGACGAACATCGTCCCGGCTTTGCCCTGGAATATGCGCCAGCGTTGCATCGATATCTGCGTCGATGACGGGCGTGACCGTCGCCCGCTGCAACGGCCGCCAATGCTTCTGCGACGACATCAGGCGTCATCCTTCGGAGCGGATGACGCGATGAATTCGTCCCATAGGGCGGCGGGTTCTCCGTTGATGGCAACGGCCGGTCTGGTTTGCGCGTTGGCCCATGCGACGAATTGCTCGCGCGTGACCCACTCGATTGTGCGCCGCAGATCATCGATGGTCTGGCCCGGCGGATCGCTGTCGGTCTCATTGTCAGGCCCGACCACGAGACCCTTGCCGGGGAGCGGCTGGCCATCGAGCCGGGTGCGGACGCGAAAGAAATGCCGCTGCGGCTTGAGCAGGCCGTTGTCATCGACGAACAGGACGTCGCCGTTGGGCCAGGAATGGCCGTGGCAGATCAGGTCGCCGTCGATGATCTTAGAAATGTTGGCGTAGTTGTACGTGGTCTCCGAGATGGTACGGCTCTCGGGATCGATCAGATAGCCTTTCATGATTGGTGTCCCTCTGTGATCCTGGCCCTTGACTGGCCCAGGCCGATGCAGCGTTTCACGTGAAACGCTGCATCTGTCGCGGGTCAGGCGCGTCGTTTGTTTTTCTTTCTGATAGGAGGTTTCAGCCGAGCCCGGACTGAATCTACTGGCAGCATCTTGCCATAGGTCCTGCCCGGGATGCCGGTACGCAAAGCGGCACGTCCGGCTTCGGTGATGACGTAGCGATTCCCTTCAAGGGCGACCCATCCAGCGTCGATCATTTTCTCTAATTCTGTCTTGTTCATATCATCACCATCGCCAATTCTCGGGTATATCCTGATAATAGCGATCGGCCGTCGCCTCATGGCGCGCTGCATCGACGATTTCGCCCATGGCCCGCAATCGCATCGCTTTACTCTTCGATGTTGCATAGGCTGCCAGGAAAACCAGATTCGCGGCAGTCTCGGCGAGTTCGTCGGCGCTCATCGCATCGAGATTGAGCTCGCCCAGGTCGTAGGGGAACTTGCTCATAGCGCGAGCACCAATTCTTCCGCGCCGAACACTTGATCGGCGCCGCACGACTCACAGCGATAATTGCGCGCATCGGGATCGACGCCCATCGCTTCTTCGCCGCACACGATACAGAACCCCGGATTGTCGAGGGTCGTGTTGTAACGTTCGACGGCTGCGAGGATGACGTCGTCGGTCAGGCTCGCGTGCCAAAGCTTACGATCGATCATGGCGATGGTCCCTCCGTTCGGGTGGCGTTGTGCCGACGACGAGGTCGATGAACGCGCCGGCAAAGGTGAAGCAAACGAGGATCAAGCCGGCCGCCTGGGCGCACACGTCGAGCACGCCCATGACGATGGCCGGGATCACCAGGAGCGCGGCGATGATCGCGGCGACGATGATGAAGAACGGCAACTCGGTCATGTCGGCGCCTCGCCGTGATGCGGGCAACCGTCGAGCACAGGATCATCCGACGCCACACCATTGGCCTCGGCCATGGCTCGGTAGTTTTCATGCAGCTCGTGGCCGCCGTCGCTGACCTTGGATGGATCGAACTTGCCAAAGGCTACCGCCAGACGCCAGCCGATCGCATCAGGAGAGCGCAGGATGTAGCCGGCGCATGTGGCGGGTTTTTCTGTGCCCGACGAATGGCAAGCGAAGCCATGGGTCGCTATGTCGAATTGTTCGATCGAAATCATGGAGCTGCCATAGCCGGTCGCAGCGGAGTGTCGGAATGCCTCGGCGGGGAACTCGCCCACGGCATCTTTGCGCCAGGGGCACGTATCGCAGGGACGACGCCGGTAGGAGCCGCCACCGCCCGTCAGGGTGTGCACAGCATGGTCAGGCCCCGCGAACCGCGTAGCGGTTATCTGGGGGCGCCTCTTTTGTGGTTTTTGCATTGTGGTGTCCTCTGTTGAATTCCTGGGGTCTGGTCCAGGGAGAAGCACGGCGGACCGTGCTTCCCTCGCGGATCAGACGATGCGCCAGCGATCGTTGCCGGCGGAGACGATTTTCGATCCCGACACCTTGGCAAGACGATTGATATGGCGTTGCGCGATCGGCCAGCCGGTCGCGTCCGTCAATTCCTTCTTGCTGGCGCCGTCCTTGCGCTTGAGCAATTCAATCGCTGTCGCCTGTTTGCCGATGCCACGCGGACGCGATGCTCCCGCGACGCGTGCGGCACGTGGCGGTCGTTGTCCGCCGAGACGCGGATCGATCGTACGAACGATCTTCCCGGTCTTGTCGATGATCTCGACCGTCATATCGATCTTGCGGGCGATGTTCTGCGCGATTTCGCCGAGCTTGAATTGCGGCCCGATCGGGATGCGGAACACGTATGGCCCCCCCTCCGTCGGAAGGGCTGAAAGATCGTTCTGCGGTCCTGGCGGCTCCTGGGGTTCCGCAGGCGGGGGCGACGACGCGGGGGGGGCATTCCCTCCGTTCGTCTTCCCCGCCCCCTGGACCCCCTTGCCCTTCGCGTCCTGAGGGGCTTTCGCCGGTTCCCCCGGGGGCTTGGGCAAGGAATGATCATAGGGAACGGGAACGCCCGCCCCATTGCCGGCGGGGATGGCGAAGATGGTCGCGCGTCGTCCGTGCTTGCCGTGCGTCGCGTTCATCGCCTGGGCCTTGCCGACCGCCTCGTCCAGGCTTGCCGCCGTCTCGTCGAATCGCTTGGTCGGGCTGGCGCGGAAATGGATCGAAAAACTCGCCGCGCTGGCGATCTTGGTCTGTGCATCGGCGTCCGCCGGGTGCATTTTCTTGCCGCCGGTCGCGGCGGATTTGTCCGCCTGCTTGGGCGGGACCTCGCCAGCATCGCCGTCTTCCAGCGGCATGATCTGCCACGATCCCTCCTTGTACATACGAACTTCGTAATCGGCCCCGCGCGCCTTGAAACCGTTGCGCTTCAATTCGGCTATGGCGGCCTCTTTGGTCGGCCAGCTCATTTGTCTGAGTTGAGCCAGCGTCGTGAATTGTGTCATGAGTTTCTGGTGTCCCTCTGTATCCTGACATCGTCCATCGATCCCAGGCCGGGGCACCAACGCGCAGACCCAAGGGGAGGTCGGCGCGCGGCGCTCCGGTACGGGGTCGCTCAGGCCGCGAGCAATTGCGCCCTGGTCGGATCGCCCTCGGCGTTGGAAATCGCTTTCCATTGCGAGGCCGGCAGATCGATCACGTGCCCGCCGATCCGCTCGAATTCGGTCGCGCGGTCGTAGCCCGGCAAATCTTCCGCCGTGCGGGTGATCGCATTGAACAAGCCGTAGCGGGTCAATGAACCGCCCTCGATCAGATGCCGCAGCACGCCGCCGCGCTCATCCTCGGTCATGCCGAACCGCTTGGAGGCGAATTCGACCACCTTGACCGGATCGCCCTCGATCTTCTGCTGGGTGGTATCGGTGATTTTGGCGATGCGTGCGTCGAAACGGGCCTCGTCGAACGCGCCTTTGCAGACGTCGCGGATTTGTCCCCATAGCGCCTTGTCGGTAAGCCGGCGCGTCTCGTCGGACAGCAATTCCGCGATACCCTCGCCAGCCACCAGATCATGCCGCGCGCCGACGTGACGACGCTTCATGCTGTCGGAGGCGAACACCGCGAGATTGGTGCACGCCTTGGTCCAGATCGCGGTCTCGATCGACAGCGCGCCGGAACCGACCTCGGAATTCGAGATCACCATCGCCGGCACGCAGGTATCGAAGATGTTGTGCGATCCGTCGCCCATGCGCGCGCCCATCGGGATGTCCCGGTTGATGCGTTTGTCGACCACCTTGAGATAGAGCCGGCGCTCGGTGATCTCGCATGATATGACCTCGACCTTGAGATCAACGAGCACCGGCAGCACCGCCTCGGCGAGATCGACGTTTTCCAACGGCCGATAGGCGTCGGAGAGAAACGCCCGCGTGCGGTTGTCCAGGGTGCGGATCAATCTTGTGCCGGGCGTCTGTTCGATCCAGGTGTTGACGTTCTGCGCCAGCAAGTGCGGCGCCTCGGCCCGCATCCGATCATAGTATTTCGACGGGATGCCGACGTAATTGCCGATCTGATCATGCGCCAGATCGTTGACGCCGAATTCCTCGGTGCCCACCGACAATTCGATCGGCGCCTTGGGATCGGACGGGTCGGCCAGCATGACGATATCCTTGGTCGATGCCACCAGATCGCGCTTGGCGCCCTGCTGGCGTTCGATCTCGGCCGCAAGCTGGCTGAGGGTTTTTCCTGTTTTCATTGGTAGGGTGTCCTCTGTATCCTGATCATCATTGATCAGGCCGAGGCGTCGTCCCGTTTGGGGACGGCGCTTCGGTACGATCAACGGTCGCACCGTCTGTCGTAGTGATTACGTTCGTGGCGTATGCGTATGGAATATCCGACGATCGCCCCGATACAAAACAGCGCCAAGACGCTGATGATCGTCAGGACTAATGTCCAATCCATTTTTTTCCCTCCTTTTAGACCAGTTCATCCGGTTCTTCGGTTAGCGGTGGCGTGAGTTCATCCGCCCAAGCGTGGATTTCCTCGACCATGACCTGGCAGAGCAATCGCTCCCTTGGCGAGAGCGTAACGCCATCGAGCAGGTCCTGATAATGATCCAGCGCCTGATGGATGATCGCCAATCGGAGCAGCAATTGCGCGCCGATTGTCATGTCGATTTGTCCAGTTGGAGCATAGGCACCGCCGCGAACAAGGTGGCTGGCCGATCGCAGCGAATGACGAATCGATCGGGGCCGGTTCGCACGACGATCAGTTTGGGATCGGGCTTGTTGGTCAGGGCATCGAGCGCCTTGTCGCGATCGCTGCCGGGGATGACGGTGATGCGCGTGAGCATCAGAGACACAGCAGCGGCAGGCGGAAATCGCTGAAAAGCATCAGCCCGGCGAAGATGAGCATCGCCCCGATGACCGCATCAAGCGTGGGCGCCAGAACGCCGGTGAGGGCGTCCGTTATTGCGAATTTCATGGTTGGTGTCCTCTGTTTTCCTGAGTCGGTACTGGCCCAGGCAAATGCGGCCCGATGGGGCCGCATCTGTCGCGGGTCAGCGTTGATGGCCGTTGGGAAGCACGCGGCCACGTTCATCGATAATCTGGTGATAGAGTCTGCTGTCCTCTGAGATCGCGATGGCGACGATAAATCCGAGCGCGAATATGATGAGAACGCCCAGACCAGCGGCGATCACCAGCCAACGCTTCATCGACTCGCGCCGTCGCGTCTGATCTTGCGAGGATTGCGGGCGGTGACGATGGTGGGAATGCTGGCGAGCGGTCCCAGGCGATTGGCCCGGCCGACCTCGGCATCGATCTCAGCCTGTGAAGGGCCGCTCTCGATGATCTGGTAGCGCGATGCTGAGCGTGAACCACGCGGCTCCTTGCTCAGAATGTCGCGCATCTCCTCGGCGACGGCCTCGCGGTCGTAATCGCCGAATGCGATCTGCCATATCCCGTCCTCGCCGCGTTCCAGCAGCGTGAAGTACTGGCGCGGCTTGCGATTGGGGACGACCAGCGCATCGCTGAGCACATCGCGCAGCTCGGCGAGCGTCGCGATAGCGCCCTCGGCGAACTGACGATCGTGGACGGTATGCGCCCGTCCGCGCTTGGCGCCGGCCGCAAGCAATCTGGCGTCGATCAGTTTGATGACCTCGGCCATAGCGTCGACCACGGTCGTGGCTTTGATGATCTGTTTCATGGTTGGTGTCCTCTGTTTGGTCCTGGCTGATCCAGGGAGATGCAGCGCCCCTTTGTGGACTGGGGCTGCATCCCTCGCGGATCAGGCGCCGGTGCAGGCCTCGTAGTATTCCGACGTTGGCGCGGGTGATGGTGTCCGAAATGTCTCGTAGGCACGTTGCATAGCCGCATCGCGAGCCGTCTCGTGTTCCGCGAGTTTAGCTGCGTAATAAGAGTCCGAAATCGCGTACGGTTCAGCGATTTCTCCCAAGGGCGTGCCGGTGCTGTTGTGGACAAAACGCGTGTAGGTGACGGCGCCATTATGCAATTGATCCAATTGCCATACGGCCTCGTTGTAGACGTGCCAGGCGTGGGCTATCATCGCGTTGTATTTTACGTCGTCCGATGATGATTCCATTGTTCGGTGTCCTCTGTTGTCCTGGTCGATCCCAGGCCGATGCAGGCACGAACGATCCGGAGATCGCCCGTCCTGCATCGGTACGGGATAGGGAATTACGCGGCGGTTTTCTTGTTCGTGTTGCTGTTGGCCGGTTTCTTCGCGACGGGCTTCTTCGCCCTCGCGATCTTCGGCTCGAAGCGATAGCGCTTCAATCCATCGTCGGTCTTGCTGCCGTCGATGATGATGAGCTTGAAACCGAAGCGATCGGCGATGCGCTGCAACGACCACGAATTATGCGGCGTGACGCCGCCGGCCTTCTCCAGCAATTTCGCGGCGGTCAATCCGTTCTTCGCCTGCAACGCGATGCAAACGATGGCGGTCTGGCCGCGCGGTTCGCGATCGGTCGTGCTGGTGATCTGTGCCATTGTTTTGGTGTCCTCTGGTTTCGCCCATACCGGGGCTCATCGGGTCGGCTGATTGCCGACGACCGCGTTGCAACGGCATTCTGTGATGAATGCTGCCGCAACGCTGTTTTGGATTAACAGAGGAGGACACACCAATTCTGATTCACGATGTCAAAGACTTCGCAACGACTCCGAACATCCCGCAACGCATGCAAGGAAGACGTTTTCGCTGGAATTGATCGGCCTTGCAGGCAGTGCCATGGTGGCACGAGCGATCGATTCAATGCGGAACATCTGTAGCTGCATCAGCGGCGTCATCACGACGGCGGCGGATGGCATGAGAGGCGGAATGGCGGATGTGATTGTCGAACAGCGGCGGGAGGCGGCAATGATCGGAATGCGTGACGCAGTGTTTGCATCCTGCCTCGTTGGCAGATCGGCAGATCGTGGGGATGCGGCCCGTGGGCCAATACGGCGATCGATCGATCGCTACGCGGGAACATTGCCATGTCCCTGCACACGCGCGGTGGAACGCGTCATGTGCGTCAGATGAAATTGAGAAAGAACATGGATATCAACGTGTTATCCCGATATCCGACACACATCGTAACGGCGTGGCACCCCGGCGCAAGTCGGCAATTCCGCTTGGGTAATCAACAGCTTACAGGGCCTCGCTGCGCATCCGTGGCGATCTCCGCGCGATTCCGCGTCAATTCCGTTTCACACAGCGAAACCCCCGGAGGACGCGCATGAATGACGCATCTACGCCCCCCGCCGCCGCGCTGCAGATCGTCTATCGTCCCCTCAAAGAACTCGAACCGTACGCCAGAAATGCCAGACGACACACCGCGCGTCAGATCGGCAAATTGCGGTCATCGCTGGCGCGCTTCGGATGGACCAACCCCATGTTGATCGCTGGTCGGGAAATGATCGCCGGTCACGGCAGGCTGGCGGCGGCGTTGGAGATGGCGGCGGCAGGCCAGGCGGTGGCGGGCAATCCCGATCCGTGGACCGGACCCACGGTCGATCTGTCGCATCTATCGACGGGCGACCGCTCGGCCTATCGATTGGCCGACAATCGCATCGCGCTCGACGCCGGCTGGGACAACGAATTGCTGCGCCTGGAAATGGCCGATCTGCAAGCCATGGGCGTTGATCTCTCGTTGACCGGCTTCGCCAATATCGAAATCGGCACCATCCTCGGCGCGGCCACGCCATCGTCCCGCGGTCTGGCCAACACCGGGTTGCAATATCAGATCGTCATCGAATGCAAGGACGAAAAGCAACAGGCCGAACTCCTCGCCCAATGGCGGGCGGAAGGATATCCATGCAAACCGCTGATCCTCTGACATGCCGACGATAGATCTCGCGGTCGAGACCGCGATCAGCCAATCGATCCGCGCCGCCCAGGTGTCATCGATGTTCGACGTGCCGCCGGCGCCCGTCCAACGCCTGGAATGGCACGGCGACATGCCGTTGGATGAACGTCCCTGGCATGTGGGCCTGATCGTCGGTCCCTCCGGGTCCGGCAAATCGACCATCCTCAATGGCGTGTTTGGCGCGCCGGCGATCTTCGATTGGCCCGGGGTGTCGGTGATCGATGATTTCGATGCCACGGTCAGCGTGGAAGACGTGGCCCAGATATGCCAGGCGGTGGGCTTCAACACGATCCCTGCATGGCTGCGTCCGCATGCGGTGCTGTCCAACGGCGAGAAATTCCGCGTCGATCTGGCGCGGCGCCTGCTCGAGGGCGGGCCCCTGGTGACCTGCGACGAATTCACCTCGGTGGTGGATCGTCAGGTGGCCCGGATCGGCGCCCACGCGGTGCAGAAGCACATCCGGCGGCATGACCGGCAATTCGTGGCAGCTGCCTGCCATTACGACCTGGAAGATTGGTTGCAGCCGGACTGGGTGTTCGAGCCTGCCACCATGGTTTTCAGATGGAGGTCGGTTCAACGACGACCGGAACTCATTTGTGGTGTCCATCGGGCTCCGCGGTCTGCTTGGGCCGCCTTCGCTCGTTTTCACTATCTGACGGCTGACATCCATCAGAACGCCAAAATCTATGTCCTCACTGTCGAGGGCGAACCGGCGGCGTGCTGCGGCGTGATATTCCGCCCTCATGCCAGGGTGCGCGACATTTATGGCATGTCCCGGCTCGTCACCCTCCCCGATTATCAGGGCATCGGTCTAGCCTTCGCCTTGGCCGATCGCGTGGCGTCAGCCTATCGGGCCATGGGGCGACGGTACCACGCCTATCCCGCGCATCCCTCGTTGATCCGTTCGTTCAATCGTTCCGAGGTGTGGCAGATGGAACGCGCCCCCGGAATGCAAAACAGCACGCGCGACGGCGGCCACGTGTCGGTGGGAGGTCTCTCGTTTGGCGGCAGGCCTTCGGCTTGTTTCTCATATTGCGGGGCCGCTATGGAGGATCGCGACGCAGCGGAGAGGCTGGTGGCGTGAACCGCTGGGCGATCTCGATCCGGCAACCCTTCGCCTGGCTGATCATCGCCGGTCACAAGGATGTCGAGAACCGACCTTGGGGCACCGTGCACCGCGGCCCCATCCTGATCCACGCCGGCGCCAGCTTCTGTGACGGGTTCACCCCGTCCAACGCTCTACGGAACTGGCCGGACGTCCAACCGCCGGACGAATGGCTGCTGGGCGGCATCATCGGCGAGGCCGAACTCGTAGACGTGGTGACGGAGCATCCCTCTCGTTGGTTCAACGGTCCGCGCGGCCTGATGTTGCGCAACCCCCGCAGCCTGCCGTACCAGGAATGCTATGGTCGTCCCGGCGTGTTCAAGGTCGATTATCGCCAGAAAGATGGATGAACGAGATGCATCCTATGATCACGGACGACGATGAGACGATCCTGCAGCAAAGGGTTGATGCCATCGTGCGGGGGGTTGTCGGTCAGCCGATCAGCGACGAACTGATCAGGCAAATGTCCGCAAAGCTGGGCGCCGATCCCGTCATCAAACAGCTGATCGCCGAGATTGACGATGAATGACGTGCAGATCAAAGGACGGCGGATGGCCGAAATCCAGGATTATTGAGAAGTCGCACGGAGATGCCCGACGCGATTCCCAATCAACCGCCGTACAATCCGAAAGCGCTGTTCGTCCCGACCACGGAGCAACGCTGGCTGGTCCAGGTGCTTCACGCCCACGGCATTCCGCTCGCGGCGATCGCGCGCAATGTTCACGATGACGGCCGGCATATCGACGTCAAGACGCTCAAGCGCGCGTTCAAGGAAGAATTGTCGACCGCGAAATTGCAGGTCAAGGCAGCCATCATCGCGTCGCTGGTGCGATCGGCGACGCAGGGCAATGTGATGGCCCAGCGCTACTGGTTGTTGACCCATGGCGGTCCTGAATGGAAAAATCCGTGGAATGATCGCGACGCTGCGGCGCCGATCGCCGCGAACGAGACCGGGACCACGATCATCATCAAAGGCGGCCTGCCGCCGATCGATTATTCCGCGCCGACCCTCGAACACGAGGATATTGTGCCGCGATCTACCAACGGCAGCGGCGGTAATGGTCGAGATCATTCGGATTGAGGATTACCGTGAGAAGCGGAAATCCCAACGAGGCATAGGCGACAACGGCGGGCCCACTCTCGAAATCGAACTGCCGACGCTGCATCCGGATCAGATCAAGGCGTATCAGATGCCCGCCCGTTTCAAGGCGGTGCGTTGCGGCCGACGATGGGGCAAAACGAAATTCGGCGAGACGGTGGCATGTGATGCCGCCATTCGTAGTCAGTACATCGGGTGGTTCTCGCCCGAGTACAAATTCCAATCGGAGGCCTACGCCGACATCGTGGGCATGTTGGCGCCGGTGCTGTGGTCGTCATCGAAAATGGACGGCGTGGTACGCACCACGACGAAGGGACGCCTCGATTTCTGGTCGCTGGACAATCCGAATGCCGGCCGCTCGCGGCGTTACCACGGGGTGGTAATCGATGAGGCGGCGTTCGCCAAGGGCAATATGACGGATATTTGGCGCAAGGCGATCCGCCCCACGCTGGTTGATTTTCGCGGCTGGGCTCTGGTGCTGAGCAATACCAACGGCATGGATGCGACCAATTGGTTCTACCAGATTTGCAATGACGCCGATCTCGGGTTCAAGGAATACCACGCGCCGACCTCGGCCAACCCCTACATGCCGCCCGATGAATTGGCCGAGATCGAGACCAAGACGCATCCGCTGGTCTATCAGCAGGAATACCTCTCGGAATTCGTCGACTGGTCGGGCGCAGCATTCTTCGCCCAGCCATCATTCCTCGACGGCAATTCGCGGCCCTATCAATTCCCCCGGGTCTGCGATGCGGTGTTCGCGACCATCGATACCGCCGACAAGAACAAGAAACAGCATGACGGCACGGCGGTGATCTATTGGGCGCGCTCACAATTCTCGGGCATTCCGCTGATGATGCTCGATTACAATCTGATCCAGATCGAAGGCGCCATGCTGGAAAATTGGCTGCCGTCGGTATTCGATCGATTGAATGAACTCGCCAAACTGTGCGGCGCGCGGCGCGGCAGCCTGGGCGCATGGATCGAGGACAAGCATTCCGGGACGATCCTGTTGCAGCAGGCCAGGAACCGACGTTGGGCGGCCACGCCGATCGATCCGAAATTGACCAACCTGGGCAAGGACGCCCGCGCGCTGAACGTCTCAGGCTATGTGCACCGGGGCTCGGTCAAGATCTCCGAATGGGCCTACAAGCAGCACACGACCTATAAGGGGGTGACGCGCAATCATCTGCTGGGCCAGATCGTGGGCTATAGAATGGGCGTCGATCAAGGTGAAGATGATATTTTGGATTGTTTTTGTTATGGAATAGCATTGGCTCTCGGAGATAATAGAGGTCTTTAGACCAACAACATTCGGAGGCCGGTTGGTCCGATGGTTTCGTTGGTCATGGCTGTGGCTCACAACCGAGGTGATACGGGCCTTTGTTGCCGACGAACTTCATGTGCGTCGCCGGCGCCTCGTCGCGCCGGAAACCCATAGGCAGGATATCGCATCCGCACCCCGCGCACACGGGAGGCTTTGATGTGCCGATCATCCAATTCACGGTCGGCATCGGTGCGGTTGAGGATTTACCGCCTGACATTGCCACGCTCCTTCACGGTCTGCGCTAATCCATGCAGCGACCAGCCATTGAGCCAACCTTCACTGCACCGATGCGTGCCGGCATCAGGCAAGCTGCGAAGGAAGGCATCGATCGCATCACCGGCCTGTTTCATCGTGCCGCCCATGCGTAAGGCCACAGCGGTCAACGCGAAATCGATTGCTTCAACCTCGGTCGTTGGGGATTTACTCTCGCTCATTTCAACCGCCTCCAGTAGAACCGCCATTTCCCGGTTTCTGATCATCGCCTGATCGCATCCCATCGTTGGGCGCACAACGTGAGCGCGGCCTCGGTGCCGATGCGCGCGGCGTGCTCGGCGGCGTCATGGGCGCGGAGCTGATCGGGGCGCACCAGAGTGGGCAGCGGCGGTGGTCCTGGCTGGGCGTGCGAACAAGGCTCGGGCGCCCCGCCTGGCATGGACGCCGGGGTGCAGCCGGTCAGCAAGCCGAGCATGAGCAACCGTCTCACGGGCATTGGATCGGCCTTCTGCCGCTGGCACCAACCACGCCGACCAGACGGGCGCATACGGTGGCGATCTGTAGCTGTCGCTGGTTGACCTCGGCGAGCAGGTTGCGATCGGTGGTATCAAGCCGGCCATCGAGCGCGCCCAGATGCGTGCCGAATTTCTCGATGACCTCAGAGGTCACGATATAGGGCGAGATCAGCGTCTCGAGCTTGAGGACGCGCTCGCGCAATCCGGCGCGTTCAGCGGCGCCGGCCTCATCGATCTTGGCCAGCGCATCAACCCGCGAGGTCAGCGCGTCCTGCTTTCCCTCGACCTGGACATAAGACCGTTGCATTGAGGCGTACGTGGTTTGTGTCGTCCACAAGCCCCAGCCGATCGCGCCCAGCGCGCCAGCCGGGATGCCGACCACCCAGCCGATGAAGAACGCGACGGTTTGCAGATTTTGGAGGCCTTGCCACATACGCGACCAGCGACCGTTGTTGTTTTCGCGCGGCGGCTTGTCGTCCTGGCTCAGCGGCATGTCATTTTCCCATCAACCCACGGGCCAGTGCGCCGATCAGCGCGGGGCCTTGCGATATAAGAAGCGCGGTCACAATCGCGCCGAAGATCGTCGTGGCGATTCCGATCAGCCATTTGCTACGGCTTTCACGGCGATCCAGCAAATCACATAGCCTGCGATAATTCTTGGCGAATTCCCTCGCCGCCTCGGGATCGGATGGATCAATACCGACAACAATTAGCGCGCGCTCGATTTCTTCGAGCCGAGAGGCGAACCGGCTTATACGCGTCGCTGGTTCATTTGCCATTGTCCGTCCAGTCGTCCCGGTCGTTCCGAAAGCAGTCTTTGACGGCACAATGCTATGGCGGGCAGAGAATTGTCCAATTAACGCCGGTTTGACGGCAATCTGGCTGCGAGGGAAGATTCCCCCGTGGCATGCCCGCCACGTGGAGGACACTAGCTGTGACAATCGATGTTCTGATTACGCGCGTCGTCAACGCGCACAATTCAACGGTTTACGCCCTCATGCACGCCGACGAGCGCTATATTGCAAATCACGATGAATTCCGCGACACGGTCACCGCCCTACGGCAATTCGCCGCCAAGATGCGATCTCGCGTTGGCGTGCTGGAAGAGCTCGTGGAGCGACGGAAAACCGCCACTGACGAACGTGACAAACAGACTCCGGATTTCGTGGTCGAGGATGGGCTGCGTTGGCGCCCCACGGCGGATTATCGCCTCGTGCACAATCTTGACGGCTATTGCATAGAGCGCCTGTGGATCTGCTGTGATGATCCCGCCAAGGCCGGGCAGTGGAGACGTGTGCCGTGAGCGCGCTGATTATCGGGGACGCCCAAAGGCAGCAAATCGCCAAGCTTCGTGCGCTGGCGGCCGACAATGTGATGGACCCGGCGGCAATGGTGAACGTCGCCCAAAAGGACATGGCCGCCTATCGCCAGATGATGAGGACGCTCAGCCTTGAAATTCCGCACGGCTACATCGTCACCTATTCGCACGAGCGCCAGCCGTTCGGTCTCGCGCGGCACATCAGCATCAGCGTCGGTCGGCCGCACAAGATGCCGCACCCGGCGGCGGTCGACATGATCCTCGACGCATTCGCCCTACACCGGGCCGCGCGAAACACCGGAGGCAGCATAGATGGCGACGAACGGCAAAGAACGGTTCTGTTGGTACTGCGGCGACAGCCTTGGATTCGTTGAAAATCGCTACTACGACAAGCACGATACATGCGGCAAGTCTGAGTGCCAGCGTGAGGCACAAGCCATGTATCGAGAGGAGCGCGAGGAGGCACACCGCGAGGTAGATGAACGCTTTGATGGTGGCTGGTGATGCCGCGAGCCAAGAAAGCCGCTGCGCCTGCCGAAGTGCCAGAGGCTCGGGGTATCGGCGACAACAAGCCGCCCTCAGTCGCCTCCCTCGAATTCACGTCAGAGCACCGTCGGCTGACGAACGCGGCGATCTCCGAGTTTCGGATGAATCAGGACGATTCGACGGCGCTGGCCACCGAATCGGTCGATCAGCTTGGCATGACGACCGCGCCGACGACGTCGCAGCTATTGGAGAGTATCAACCTATTTTGGTTCGCGTTTCTGACATCGTGCCATGATCCGCATCAACGGCCTCCGGATCGTCACCAGCGACCTGCTGACAGAGACCATCCCCTACTCCCGTTCGCCCGCGCGTGCGCGCCGCAGGGCGGCGATGGGGCATCGACAGTATTATGCCACACGGCCCCAGGACAAGGCGGTGCAGATGCCTGACGGCACGATAGTGATGCACCCAGAACTGTTGCGCGTGATCAAGAGATTGATCGCCGAACGGGAGGCGGCGAAGGCGGTCAATCATTCGGTGTACGTCCATGCCATATGACGAATTCATCGAATTCCCAGACGGGACGCGTGCGTTCGTCCGGTTCAGCGGCCGGCGGCCGAGGGCCAAGCCGTGCAAGTGCGGCGCGCCATCGACGTTGCAATGCGATTATCCAACGCTGGTCGGCACCTGCGACGCCTATCTATGCCAGCGTTGCGCGGTGCGCATCGGGCCTAATCGCGATTATTGCCCTGATCATCCGAGAGGGCACCAACCATGATCGACGCTGACGCGCTCGGGCGCTCGGCATGCGCCATTCTGGTGATCACCGCGCTCGGCTTGCTCTGGCCGCTGCGCTCCATCTGGGCGTTTCCGCTGGCGATCATCCTGTTGGGCGTGATCACGGTGATGGTATTGTGAGTCCCGAGGAAGTCCTGGAATGGATCGAAAAATCGTGGCTCGACGGCTACGATATGGCCCAGGCCATGCTACTCGAAATCGCCAGCGTCACCGACAATCCGGATATCGCTGTGCATTTCCGGCTGGCGGCGATGATGCTGGCCAACGTCAAACCAAAGGATGGATTGCGCAAGTGAACGATGCGCGTCATCTCGCGTGGATCAGACAGCAGGAATGCTGTGTGCCAGGATGCGAACGCCGCGCGCCCCACGACGTGATCGAGGCCGCGCACATCCGGAGATCGTTCAACAGCGGCACCGGAATGAAGCCGGCGGACCGATTTTGCGTCCCATTGTGCTTCGATCATCACAAGGAATCGCACCGGGGCGAGCGGACGTTCGAGCGGAAATACGGCATCGATCTGCTGGCGCTGGCCGCGCAATATGATCTCGGATCAGGGAGCGACTTGATATGAGCACCAAGCAGATCGGCCGTCTTGCGTTGCGCGAGGAAGGCGATAATTGGGTCGCCTACTACGCCATGCCGGATACCATGAAGGACGCCATCTTGCTGGGATCGATCCGCACGGCAATTGTCGGCGAGGAGAAGCACAAGCAGGCGTTTATGGCGCTGATGCGCGAGATCGTTAGCGATATCATCGAAGAGACGATGGGCGTTCGCCCTATATGGCCTGACCCACCAATGCGAGCCCCCGAGCATGAACGTGCCGGGCGCGCGTGATGCCAAAGGACGTGCCCGCCAAATCATTTCGAACGATCCCAGGGCGGTCACCCAGACGGTGTTCGTGCGCCTGTCGCCTGGTACCGCCGCGTTGTTGCGCGCCTATGCGGCGCTGCGTGGCCAGAGCGTGGATGAGGCGGCGCGTGACATCATCGCCCGGGCGTTGATCAAAGGAGAACCAGCATGACCGACGATTTCGAGGTCAAGACGCCAGATATTATCAACCCGTTGCTGACCAATGCCGTGATCTGCAAGGTTCTCGGCTACGATCCGCACAAGGTCTCACGCATCGTGATCGAACTTGAGGGAATGAAAATGCCGACGATCACCGTGCATCATTTTTTAAGCAGCAAGGATTCTAAGGAACTCGCCGCGATCATTGACCGCTACAATTTGGTGCCGAAAGCTGTGTCTACACATGAATTGGAAGAACGTCGAAAGGGCAAGCCATGACAGAAGATCCCCGCTTTCTCCCGGTCGATGGCAAACGGGTGACGCACCATCCGGGCGAGCGCTGCCGGGCGTGCAATTGCCCGGTCAATATCTCCGATCTCGCCACGCCCCAGGCCAAAGGACGGGATGAGGCGTTCTATTGGTGCTTGTGGTGCACCAATGTCGCGTGCGTCAACAATGCTGGCGAATGTTGGTCCAACACGGCGCCGGTCTGGACGACGTTCCTGCCCGCCTCCGCCCTGGGCAACTGACCGGCCAAGGTTCATTGTCAGGCGATACCCAATCGGGAGACACGCCATGCCATCGATCATCGTCACCTATCCGCCGACCGCCGATGATCTCGCCCTATTGGCTAAATTAGGAATCGGCGGTGCGAGTACTGGCACCGGCGGCAACACGGACTTTTTCCCCACCGATCCGACGACCGCGCCGTTCCCGAGCCCCGAGAATAGTCAGGTCATCAACACCGCTGGTGTGATCGGCGGCCGGCCCTACCTGAAGGACAGCGACGGGACAATCCACACGTTGAAGGTGATCAGCGGTGTGGTGAATTGGATGAAAGGCAACAACGCCTGGGCGGGCGATCCCAGCCTCGGACAGATCAATCAATTGCTTGTTCGCCAGGGCAAGGTGTTCTGCCAAGACGGTGTGATCTGGAAGGATTGGACCCCGGTCTCTGTCTACAACACGACGCTCCCGCCGGCCTGGACGACAAGCGGAGGCGGTTCGACCACGCCCAATTTGCCGGCCCTTCCCGCCTTGCCGACGCCATCAGCGGTGGCGCCGGGATCATCGGGCAAAATCATCAACTGCGGCTCAGGCCAGACGCTTGCCACGCTCTCGGCCGCCATCCCGACCGCCAAGGCCGGCGATACGGTCAAGCTCGCTGCCGGCACCTACACCGACACGCCGCCTGCCTGGACGGTGCCGCTGCTGGTCGATCTCGGCGGGGCGACATTCAATGCCACCGGCAAAACGGCGTCCCTGGCGCGCGGCAAGGGACTGCTGGTGCCATCCGCCGATTCGATCATCCAGAACGGCACGATCACGGGAGTCGCGATGGACCAAGGAAGCGGGCAGCTGACCAGCGGAGTCAGGCCTGACGATGGGTGTGGGTATTTGACATTGAAGAACCTGCAGCTGCACGGCAACCAGTGCGCCGTCGGCGAGGGCGGCATCAGCGTCGCGATCGAGCTGGACAACTGCAACATTTCCAACAACGGGCTGAAGGTGAATTCCGGCTCGCTGACGCACGACCTCTACGTCAGCTGCCGGCGGCTTACCCTGGTGAACGTCATTGCCAACGGCGCGGTCGAGGGCCATGCCATCAAATACCGCGGCCCGGAACTGATCGTTACCGGTGGCACGTTCGCATCAGCGCCTGGAAAGCCGTTCGATATGCCGGATGGCTCGACTGTGCCGTTCAAGATCACCAACGCCGCCCTCATCAAGGGAGCCACCGATCCTGATCACGGCGTGCTGGCCTACGGGGAGGAAAGCGGGGCCAACGGTCTGATCGGCGGCTCGATTACCGGCGGTTCGATCGTGGCGGCCTGTCCGAACCCCTCGATTATCACGATGGGCGGCACGATCACGGTGACCGCGACCATCACGGGCGGCAAGATCACTGCCAGCGGGGGTGGCACTGTCACAGGCATTTAGAAAGACCCCAATTTTCCGGACGACGGTGACGCTTGGGCTTTTGGTTGCCGTTGTTTGGGCGACGATCGGACTTGCCCACGCCACGGACACGACGATCACACTGCAGCCCGGCGACACGGTGCGGATCATCGCCCCGCCGCCGGCGTTGCCCGCGCCTTCAACCGGCATGCAGGCAGCGCGCATCGCGGACCTGATGAACGTTCTCTCGGTGGTCGCGTTTCCGATCACCGACCAGAACAATGATCCGTGGGGATCATGGCCAGCCGATTACTCGGCGGCGACAACCGTTGCGGCGCTCGATTATCTGACCGCTGGGTCCGGACTGCCGATCAATTTGCGCGTCTACCACTATGCGGGCCGCGAGACTGTAACGGCACCGTGGCTGCGACAGGTGCACGCGGCGACCGGGGCACGGGTCTCCGTGGCAGTGGGCGGCGGCGGTGGCATGGCCGACGTGCCGTCCATGCTGGCGCTGGCCGCCGATCCCGCCACCGGCATCGCCTGGGCGGAGGGGATCAACGAGCCCAACAACATTGGACCGGTGCCGGCCGCAACGACGATCGCGGTCCAGCAAGCGATCAAGGCAGGGCTTCCGGGCGGCGTCGTCAACGTGGGGCCGTCGATCGTGTTCGGGCTACCGTTCCCGGCCGGCTATATCTCGCCGCCCTATTTCAGCACCACGGACCTCGCGACGATCAATGGCCTGATCGGGCATGCGAACGGCCATTTCTATCCACCCACCCTGCCAGACCTCAACGACGGTTCCGGTATGGGTGCATTCGACGACGTGGTGAGCGGCCTTGGGATCGCCTATCAGCGCAAGCCGATCGACCTGACCGAGTGGCATCCGACACTGTTCAACGCGAACGGGCAGACCGCCAACGACAAACTGGCGGCGTATTATGGATTGCAATTCCTGGTGCGCGCCTGGCAACTCGGCGTCGAGCAGGCCTCTTGGTTTGCCTTGTTCGATTTCGGCACCATCTACCGCTGCGGTCTGTTTCCGACCAACGCAACCAACCCACGCGCGGCCGCCATCGCCCTGCGCGCACTGTACGTCCTCACGGGGGATCATGGGGTGACGAAATCGACGTTCGCGCCCGGTCGGCTGCCGGTTGCCATCTCCGGTCAGCAACCGGCGATCGCCGGCAGTCCGCGCACCGGCGGCAATCTCGCGGTGTTCGAGGCGAGCGACGGGCGGTACTTCATCCTGTTCTGGGACGCGGCGGTCGTTCCTGGGGGGGCCGCGTCGCCCTGGACGTTCAGTTTCGCCGGGACGCCGCCGGTCTCGGTGAAGGAGTACAACCTACAGGGCGTGGCGACCGACACGACACCGATCCAGACGGTCATAGCGCCGGCAACAGCGCGCGTCATCTCGCAAATGCCGGCGGCGTTCCATCTCATGGTGGTACAGCCGTAGCGAGGCGCAGCTAATTCGGACATGATCCGCCAGGAAAGGCGGAGTCCCCATGTCCGGCACCCAGATCGACAACAGCACGCCCCCGTCCGCTCTTAGCATCAACGGCGCCCCGCTGGGCACGCCGCTGACCCAATTGCTGCTGGCCGACAGCATCGAGCCCGGCGCTGAGCTCTCCTACCAGCTGTGCAAGATCATTCTGACCTACCATCCGCTGGGCGCGAAGATCGTCGACGCGCCCACCAATCTTGCGCAATCCAAGGAACGCGAAATCAAGGTCCCAGGCCATCCCGATCGCGTCGCCAAGGCCTTCATTAAGGAATGGCAGGCGATGCACACCGACATGATCATCCACGAGGCCAAGCGGATTTCCCGCGCCTACGGCCTGTCGGCGGTGGTGATGGGCGCCAAGGGCGTGGATTCGGACAAGGCCATCGATCCCGAGAAATACGCCACGCTGGAACTCTATTTCAACGTGCTCGATCCGCTGAACGTCTCCGGCTCGCCTCTGGTCAGCCAGGACCCCAACGCGTCGAATTTCCTCAAGGTCACCGCCATCACCGCCCAGGCCCAGACCTATCATCGATCCCGCGTTTGCGTGACGATGAATGAGCGGCCAATCTACATCCAATATACCCAATCGGCGTTCGGCTTCGTCGGCCGCTCGGTCTATCAGCGCGCGCTGTATCCGCTGAAATCCTTCGTCACCTCGATGAAGACCGACGACATGATCAGCCGCAAGGCTGGTCTCCTGATCGCCAAGATGGAGCAGGCTGGCTCGTTCATCGATCGCACCATGCAATCGCTGTTCGGCGCCAAGCGCGCGCTGCTGAAATCCGGCGAGACCGACAATGTGCTGGGCATCGGCATTACCGAGGACATCACGTCGCTCAATTTGCAGAACATCGATGGCGCGGGGAAATTCGCCCGCGACAACATCCTCAAGAACATCGCGACGGCGGTCGATTTCCCGGCGAAGATCCTCGACAACGAGACTTTGGTCGAGGGCTTCGGTGAGGGCACCGAGGATGCCAAGCAGATCGCCCGCTTCATCGACCGCTACCGCGAGGAATTGCGCCCGCTCTACGATTTCTTCGATTTGATCGTGCAGTACCGGGCGTGGAACCCGGAATTCTTCGCCAGCATGCAAAAGGAATTCCCCGATCATTACGGCAGACTGAATTACAAGCAGGCGATGACGGTCTGGCAGAATACCTTCGAGGCTGTTTGGCCGTCATTGCTGCAAGAACCCGACAGCGAGCGGGTCAAGACTGACGACACCAAGCTGCGTGCGATCGTGGCCGTGGTGGCCGCCCTGATGCCATTCCTCGATCCCGACGACCAGGCTTTGGTCATCCAATGGGCGCAGGACAACATCAACGATACCGCGATGTTATTCTCGGCGATGCTCAATCTCGACATTGAGGCGATCAAGCAATTCGCCCAGGACAAGATCGATCAGACGGAGGAAAGCCGACAGGCCGGGCTCATGGGCGGACAGGGCGGCGAGGATGGCGAGGCCGGCAACGGAGGTGAGGCCGCCCCCAAACCGCCCAAACCGCCGTCGTTCGGACTGAAGGCCGCTGCGTGAGGTGGCAAGCTTCTATCAGACCATCACCGATGCGGTCGCCGACATCGCCGAGTACGGTTATGAATCCGAAGAAAGATTGACCTATTGGCTTGAGCAAATCCGCGCCGCCGCCCAGGCCGATCTGACGCCCGAGGCGGAGCTCACCGCACAATTGCAACGGGTGCTTGGTAAATCTTACGCCTCGCTGGTCGAGAAGGGCGGCATCCTGCGCCGGCATGAGGGCGTGGAGCGTTGGAAGGTCGATCGACTGGCGCCTGAGCTGCGCGCCGAACTCGATCGGCGCATCATGGCGTCCGCCGACCTGATCAAGTTGAACCGCGAGCAGGCGATCGCCGATATGTTGCGGCGGTTCCAGGGATGGGCGACCTCGATCCCGGCCGGCGGCAGCGAGGCGGTCGACAAGCGCGAGATCAAGGGGCATATCCGCAAGGAGCTCGCCGGCCTGCCATTCCGTGAGCGGCGCGTGTTGATCGACCAGGGCCACAAGCTGAACGCTTCGCTCGCTGACATCATTGCCACGAATTCGGATGCGATCGCCGCCATCTGGCATTCGAACTGGCGGCAGGTGAATTACAATTATCGTCGGGATCACAAGGAACGCGACGGCCTGTTCTATGCGATCCGGGGCAATTGGGCGATCGAGCGCGGCTTCATGAAGCCAGGCCCTAATGGCTACACCGATCAGATCACCATGGTGGGCGAAGAGGTTTTCTGTAGATGCCTCGCCCCCTCAACCCGGATTTTCCATGCGCGCGATATCGAGATCATCAGCCGGAGAGACTATCACGGACCAGTCTACGAGATCATATCCGCCGCGATGCCTGAATTGCCTCTTGTGCTTACACCGAACCATCCAGTTCTGACCAGCCGTGGCTGGGGTGCGGCACAAGAACTCAATGTCGGTGACGATTTGATCGAGTTTTGCCAGGAGAACATCGCGTCTGGTATGGGGATAGATCACAAAAATGACCGCGCGCCCATGATCTCGGATATATTCGAGTCGGCTGCGAAAACGTGGGGCGTCCGGTCGATAGGAGATAGTCGTTTGCAATTCCACGGCGATGGAAGTGCCAATGGCAACGTCGAGATTATACGGACCGCACGGGGATTGAGCCTCGGCATCGATTCCTTTGGCGATCATGGCGCTGATCAATTCTCGCTCGCCGAACCCGATATGAGAGGTCTTCGATCGCGCCCTGTTTATTCGGTGCTGGAGAGATTGCTGGCGGCCACGCATACTCCCTCTCGGGATTTGGCTTATTCGTTGCTGGCGTTCTTCTTCGGTCAAATTGTGCCAATGCGCTTTCTGACCGCGACTAATTTTGGCGCCTATAATAGCGCGTTCGGTCTCGCTCCGACCGGCTTGTTTGAGAACCGCGGCATCGGCGTGCGATCTGATATCTATTCCGGCCTCTCGCAGGCGGCGACGGATTGTCGCATCGGAGACATCGAATTGCTGTGCCAGGGTCATCGAATCCCGACCGCCAAGATACGCGCTGCGAAGATACTCAGCATCAAGCGGCAGGCGTTTTCGGGACATGTTTACAACCTCCAGACCAAGGACGAATGGTATACCGCCCATCGTATAATATCGCATAATTGCTATTACACCTACAGATACAACCTGACCGACCTCCCCGAGGACATGATCACCGCCAAGGGTCGGGCCGCGATCGCGGAGACGCGCGATATGATGATGGCGTTCTGAGATGTTCTTCCACGATGGCACGCGCTGGAAATTCGCCGTGGGCGATGCCGCGCGCGCCGATGCGGAATTCAAGGAAAGCGATCATCCGCGCGACGAAGACGGCAAGTTTGGTTCAGGGGGCGGCGATGGATCGACCGGCGGCCGGTCCGATGCGATCGACCTGCCGCGCGGCGCTGGGCTGCTGATCATCCATCATTCCCCCACGATGGGTAGTCAGCGCGTCTTGTTCGTCCGCCATGGCGAGCGCGGCACCTGGGAATTCCCCGGCGGCACCATCGAGCTCGGCGAGACCGCCGAGGATGCCGTCATGCGTGAGGTCCGCGAGGAGATTGGCGTGACCCCCCACGGCAAGGTCTCGCTGCTGATGCGCGATCGCCTCGGCGGGATCGATTATACCACCTTCATCGCCAACACCTCGGCGATGATCGCGCCCTCGTTGTCCGATGAATTGTCCGACTGGCAATGGTCAGACCCGCATCATCCGCCTGAGCCGCTGCATCCCGGCGTGCGACTGGCGCTCGACCGGCTCCGGATGAACGAGCTCGATCTCGCGCGCGCCATTGCCTCAGGCCAATACTCGAGCCCGCAGGTCTACGAGAACATCTGGCTATTCGCGATCCGCATCACCGGCACCGGGATCAGCTATCGACCTGAACTCAAGGAGTATGTCTGGCGCGAACCTGGCATCTATCTGAACTCGAATTTCCTGGAACGCTGCAATGGCCTGTCGGTGATTTGGAAGCATCCGCCCGGCGAGTCATTGGACACCGAGCAATATCGCGAGCGGATCATCGGCGCGATCATGCTGGCCTACATCAAAGGCGACGAGGTTTGGGGTATCGCCAAGATCGCCGACCAGGACGCTGCACAATTGATGCTTGATCTCGATCTGTCGACCTCGCCGGCGGTCCTGTTCCGCGATGCCGGCGTCAACGAGGTGCGCAAGATCGAGGGCGGCAAACGGCTATTGATCGAGGGTGATCCATCGCTGTTAGACCATGTCGCGATCTGCCAGCTTGGCGTCTGGGATAAGGGCGGTGAGCCCACCGGCATTGCCAAGGGCGAGCCCGAGATGGCCGAAAGCCGTGCCGACTCGATCGACTCGGATCAGATCGCCGATATGCTGGACGCCACGGCCTATCTGATAGACGGCATGCGCAAGCGATTTGGCGCATGATTGACCGCCTGAATCATCATTCCATTGTCAGGTGGCAGGGTTTTAGGCACTAATGCCCCGATTCGTCCGGAGCCTTCCGATTAGGAGACGCGGCCATGGCTGGTGAAAAGACCGAACCGACCACCGAGGAAAAGGTCGCGGCGCTGCACGATTCCGTCAGTGATCTGCACAAGAAATTCGATGCTTTCATGTCGAAGCACGCGAAAAAGGACGATGACGACGACGATCGGAAGGACGCCAAGAAGGACAACGAGGAGGAGGACGAGGGCGATCACGACAAGGATGGCGAGCCCAAGAAGGACGCCAAGAAGGATGATGACGACGACGACGACGATCGCCGTAAGGATGCCAAGAAGGATGCCGAGGGCAAGGATATCGAGGAGTGGGCCAAGGAAGAAAAAAAGGAGCCCGAGCACAAGGACGCCAAGAAGGACGACAAGAAAGACGCCGACCCGGATGCCGCCCCCGAGGAAAAGGGTGAGCCCAAGGCGATGGCATCGGATGACGATCGCCGCAAGGATGACGACGATCACGGCCGCAAGGACTCCGTTGAATTTCGCCGCCGGCTCGACCGGCTTGAGCGCTCGCGCGTGCGCAGCGACGCGGAGTTGAACGCCCTGGCTGACGCCCAGCAGGAGTGGGATCGCGTCGCCCAGCAGTTCGGCGAGCGCGCGCACCGACCGCTCGATGGCGAGACGCTGAATACCTTCAATCGCCGCCACGTCGTGCGTTTCCAAAAGCATTCTCCGCGCTGGAAGGATATGGACTTCTCCCAATTGCCGGCCTCGGTGATGCAGGTCGCCATGCCGGACGTGCGCGCCGACAGCATCGAGGCGGCGAAACGCGGCCTGATCGGTCAGCCTGAATTGCGCGAGATCGTCCGCTACGATCGCACCGGGCGGAAGATCAGCGAATTCATTGGCGACATCGCTGTCACGCTGGCCCCGTTCAGATTGCCGTCGATGCGGGTCAAGGGTGGGCGGATCAACACGCGGCCCAACGAGTACTGAGGCCCGCCCCTGACAGGAGATCAAGCCCATGCCCTCGAACATCTCTTTCAACCCGCTGCTCACCACGGTCGCGCCGGGCTCGTTCAACATCCAATCGGACGGCTTCATCCAGGGCACCATGATGGATGATCCGGCGGTGCGCTTTGCCTTGGCTGGCGGCGTATTGGCCACCACGGAGACGCTGCCGATGTGGGGCGGCGTCGCGATCTACGAGGACATCCCGGGTGCTGCGGGCTCGCCCAACTCAATCCTGGGCGCGATCGTGGGCCGGGCTGCGTCGAATGCGGCGATCGCCGGCTTCTCGGTCTTCAATCAGGCCTCCAACTGGATCACCAGCCCGCAATCGCAGGCGCCCTCGGCCGCCGCCGGCATGACGGTCCCCTATTTCCGGCTAGGGTCCGGCGCGCGCATCGCCGTCCAATGCGATCCATCGCTCGCCGCCGCGCTGCAGGGCGGTGCCACCAACCAACAGGTCAGCTGGGACATCAACAATCAGCTGCTCCAGCCGTACGAGACCACCGCGACGTACTCGATCACCTCGATCACCTGGGCGTCGACCAATGGCGGCCAGGGCACCGTGGTCGCGGCCGTGGCCACGCCTGTGGCTGGCGTCGGCGATCGGATCAACATCTCCGGGGCCACCAACACCGGAACCGGTGGCGCAGCAGCGGTCAACGGCAATTTCACCGTGACCCAGTTCACCGACAACCAGCATTTCGTGATCGGCATGCCGGCCGCCGCCGGCGTGATCGCGACCATCGCCGGGACCATCCTGGCGAATTACGGCATCGGCGCGCTGGCCGTGAAGGTGCTCGATTTCCAGATCGGCAATTCGCAGGTCGTCTCCTACGATCCGGTCCAGAATTTCGTGAACTGGAATCGGTCGGGCGCTTGCGCGCTGATCCTGCTCTGATCCCCAACTGACAAAGGCCAGCCGTCATGGCGACAATTTCCCCGTCCTGGACCCAAGTCCATCCGTCGTTTGTCGAGCCGGACATCCTGTTGCAGTATTCGCAGAAATCTGGGGCATGGGACGCGTTGGCCGAGGGCAAGCCGCGCACCAAGATTGGCTCGGAGGACCTGTACGTCTACATCAAGCGGCTCGATATCCGCACGCGGGTTCGCTCGGGCCAGTCGGCGTACAATCAGCTGCCATCGGTCGCCGTGGCGTTCAGCCAGATTTCACAACCCACCTATCTCGATCGGGTGCGCGCCGAATACGACCACCACGATACGGCGGCTACGGGTGAATGGGGTGCATCCATCGTCGAGGTCCAACGGCTCGGCATGCGGCAGGGCTTGTTCCAGACGCTGCGCAACAAGCTGCTGTATGGCGAGAACCCTGGCGAGGGCATCGTCAATACGCCCGGCATCACCACGACCAACCTGCCGGCGGACAGCTACGGCAACCAGACCTTCGTGACCTACGACAACGGCCAGTTGGCGGTGTTCTTCCTGACGCAGGTCTCCAACCTGAAGACGCGGACGCTGCAGTTCGGCATGCCCAATCGCTACGGGCTGGTGGGGCCGCAGCGCATCCTGGGCGGCATGGCGACGCAGAACATCGTCCAACTGGTGCAGTACCAGCGCCCCGGCGCCGGCACGCAGACGACCAAGGGCGTGATCGATGCGATCGAGGCCGAGAATGGCGACAATTTCTTCTGGGCCTACGATGATACGCTGATCGGCCAGGGCGCCAACGGCAACGATCTGGTGTTGCTGGTCATGCCGGAGGTCCAAAAGCCCGGCGGCGATCCGTTCAATACCAACGAATTCTCCAATGTCTCGCCCGGTCTCGATGCCTGCGTGCTGCAATACATCGACATGGCGGCGCCGCGCGAAATCCCCACACCATTGGCCGGCGGCGCGATCGACGTCTTGTCGGAATGGCGCTCGAGCTGCGGCTGGGTGATCCGTCCCGAGGCGGCTACCGCTATCAGCATCCAGTACCAATAGGGGGCACGGCGTTCCGGGACGCGGGGGAGGGCGGCGCAGACCGAGACGCGGCCCGAAGTACTACACGTGTGGCCCCGAGCGTGCTGCGAACCCGGGTCGGGGCATCAATATCGCGACGCCAAAAGGGGCCGCGCACACATTGGAGCCCAGGGAATGGCCCGTCTCTATATCGCCAACTGCACCAAACAGGTTCACGAATTCTGTTATCGCGTGCCCGCCGATGATGGCGCCGCATATAGTCGCACCGTCCGCACGCAGCGGATCGACCCTGGAACTCAACAGCTCATCCATACCGAGACGGCGCTGCAAATCCTGGAAGCGATCGTCGATCAGCACGTCATCTATGGCTTGCTGCCGGCGGCCGAGGTGGTCAGGACCAAGAATTTCGTGGGGCTGTGCTTCTCGTTCGATAAGCCAGTTACCATGGAGGCCATCGCCTACGCATTGGATCGCAACGAGGGTGTGAACTTCGATCGCGCCGAGGAGCGGCGTGAGATCAATGCGATCGGCGTGGCCGATGCCCTGGAAGGAATTGGCGAGCAATTGCGCCATGATGGGCGTCGGGTGCCGCCCCTTCGCGGCGTCGATGTCGAGACGCTGGAGGATGGCGACGATCCGAAATTCGCCCACGCCATCCGGGTCGATAAGGGCGTTCCGCGCGCCGACGGCCGCGTTATCCAACCGGCCCGCCGGCCGGCACGCGCCTGATGTCGGGTTTTGCCACACCGGGGCAGGCCAATCTTGCGGATTATACCGTGTTCCTGCGCAGCATCGGATTGAACGCCGCTGTGCTGCCTGATGACTCGATGTGGATACCGATCACCTTCGAGGTCGCCAAGGCCACGGTCAATCCGTTGCTGGCGCTCGGCGGATGCGGCCCCACGGTGCCAAATTTCTATGTGCTGGCGCTCTACAATCTGGGCGCCGACCGGGTGATCAATTTCGCCCCGGATCAGCCGAACCAGACCTTCTTCAGCGATCTTCGCTCATCCCTGGCGCTGAATTCGTTCGCCTCTGGCCTGGTGACCGCATCGTCGGATCAAAGCACATCGCAGACGCTTGAGACCATCGAGGCGGCGAAGAAAATGACGATCGGCGATTTGCAGTTGGCCAAGACGCCCTATGGCAGGTTGTACCTCTCGCTCGCGCAGAAATATGGCCCGAACATCTGGGGATTGTCATGAGCGATCGACCCAAGACGACGCTGACCGGTGGCTCGCCCGTCACGGCCGATCATCGCGAAATCAAAGCGAACGGCCAGCAGAAGGATTACGTCGTGCTATCCGAGGAAGAACGCGCCAAGGGGTTCGTACGCCCGGTGCGTCAGGCTTACATTCACGCGAAGTGCCACGGCAGGACGACGATGGGATTGGCGCTCGCCGAGACCTACGCGCGCGATCCTTCGTTCTATAGCGGCACATTCTGTGCTGTGTGTGGTTCGCATTTTCCGGTCGGCGCCAACGGTGAATTCACCTGGGACGACGGATCGGGGGAGAAGGTCGGCACGTGACCACGCTGCTGCATCTTGGGGTGAATGACGTTCCGTATAGCATCGGCAAGGGCAAGACCACCGGCGACGTCGCGGAAATTCTCGAGCACAAGTACCACATCATGGCGACGTTTGCGCAGATCTACGATCGTCAAATACGCGAGGCGGCGACCAAATCGATCCAGGGCGCGGTATCGACCATGATCATACGCGGGGTTGGATCGACCAAGCGGCATCCTTTGGCGGGGGCGACCGGCGAGATCGAGCATCTGTTCAAGCAGGCGCTGTCGCAACGCGCGTTCGATGGCAAGATCACCGGCGTGCCGACCCTGGCCGCGCTGCGCGGCGTCAGCCATCGCTTCAAGCGTCCCTATGCGCGCAGGCCTGCGCGGCCCTCGTTCATCGACACAGGTTTGTACCAGAGCAGTTTCCGGGCCTGGGTCGATTGATATGGCATCCATCGACGAGCTCATGGGCAATCCGGCGACCGGGCTCGCCGATGCGCTTGCCGCCGGTCTCATCGATCTGTCGAAGGCGCGCGAGATTACGCTGGATTATTATACCCGCATCGTCCTGCCGCTCGATGGCTTCGTCTTCTGGATCGCGAGCGGCACGGTCACCGTCAAGGGTGTGCTGCATTACACCTCCGATCGCCCGCAGGATGAGGATGGGACGCTGACCGAATCCACCGTGGTGCTGACATGCACACAGGAGATCGTCCAGCTCAACGCCTCGAATACCCAAACCCTGGTCGTGGGTGAAATCGAGGGGCAGAAATACGCCTTTCATCGCCACGGGTTCTTCTTCCGTGAGGCCAATGTCTGGCACTACGAGGGCACCACCATCAACGCCAATCTGTCGACGCAGCTGATCGATGATCCCTCAGCGCTCGATCCCACCCAGGTCATCGTCTCCGACAGCCTGCCGATCTGGTTGCAGATCGCCAGCTATTCGCCGATATGGCTGAACCCGCCAAATCCCATGGTCACGCTGTATCCGTCCTATCTGGTGCCCGACAACCTGCCGCCGATTTATGGCGCGGTGCACCATGAACCCGAGGCGATCCGCGCCTTGCAGGACGCGCCGCTGCTGCGCCCGCAAATCGGCGTCACGCCCGGCACCCCGCCGGTCAATGTCGGACTGCTGCACAATCAGCTGGTGACCGAACAGGTGCGCGTGACGCTGTATGGATGCAACAATGCGATGGCAGTGGATTTCCTCGATACCGTGCTGCGGTATTCGCTCGATACCGACAACATCGGCATCATGAACATGCCGGCGATTCGCGACGGCAAGAAAGGATGGGCGGACGGCATGTTGATCGCTCAGCAGAAGATCATCGATTTCGACATCAGTTATGTGCAAAATCGCGCCTACGCGGTCGCGACACAGCTGATCCTGTCCGCGCAGGCCAGCGTCATCGACGCCACCCCGTGACCGTGTGTTAATCGGAGATCGCTATGGCCAAAAACTTCCGCGCAGGAAATGCCAGCTCGATCGTGAATGGCGGAACGGCCGTCGCGGCGATCATCGGGCCATGCAACGGCGGCTATATCGCCAATCCCGCTAACGCGGCAGCTCAGGGAATCGGCGCGGCTGAGGCGCTCTATGTCGATCCTACGACACCACCCGGCCATGCGGACGCGAACGCGAACGGCACATGCAGCGCGATACAACCGGGCGGTGTGTGGACGCTGGCACAACCGATCGGTACTGGCCAGACGATCTGGGCAAACGCGACAACCACGAATCACGCCTTCACCGTGGTTATCAACTGATGCGCGGCCTCACGCGCGCTGCCACGTTTCTGCTGCTGACAGCATCTCTCGCAGCAGCGCAACCAAGCCCGAGTGGTCCCGGCACAGGCCCGAGCCCGAGCGGCGGATCGACCATCACGACCACGATTTATACGAGCACAACGAGCGGGATCGTTCTCTCTGGAACGCTCGGGCGCATCATCGTCAAGGGGCAGGGCGGTTGCGGCGGTGCCGGCGGGGGTATCACGACGCCGTTCACCGGGGCTGGCGGCGGCGGAGGCGGCGGCGGATCGAACAAGGACACCGGTTGGTTTCCGCTCTCAATTCTCTCTGGAACCGGCACAGTTACCATCGGAACGTCATGCACGGCGGCCTCCGGCGCGGGAATCGGAGGAACCGGCGCCAACGGTTCGGTTGGAGCCAACGCGACCTATGCACAGACGGGATTGCCGGGAGCCATAGTCTCGTTTGGCGGCGGTGGCGGTGCGGGTGCGGTTGGCGGCGCTGGCGCGACGGCGACGGGCGGCGGCGGCGGCGCCGGAACGGCCGCCGTCGGGGGAAGCTCCACGAATACCACGGGCGGAACCGCAGGGACCAACGGCGGCGTGGCTGGCGGCTCCGGCACGTTCTCCCTTGCCAATCCTAACGCTTTTGGCGGTGGCGGCGGTGGCGGGTCCTCGACTGCCGGCGTCGCGGGGTCCGCCTCGCAGACTACAGTCGGGGCGACCGGCGGTGGTGCCGGTGGAGGCTGCAATGTGGCGACACCGGCTGCTGGCGGTCTGGCAACGGCCATGTTCACTACGCCTTCAACCGCTGGGGGAACAACGGCTGGGGCTACAGGGAATCCCGGAAACACAGGACCTGCGTCCCTCGGTGGATGGGGCGGCTCTGGCGGCTCTGGCGGCGCCGGAGGCACGTCAGCGGGGGGCAAGGGCGGTGATGGAGGTGTGGGAGGCGGTGGTGGCGGTGGCGGTGGCTCTGGTTGCGGCGCCGCAGCGACTGGCGGCAATGGCGGCGTTGGTGGCGCTGCGCAAATCATCACCATGACGCAGTAACAGCCATGGCACAGTCTAAGTTCTTCGATCTGATCAAGTGCTTCTCGACCACCGTTGGCACCGGAAATCTAACAATCGGACCGGCGGTGCCTGGTTTCCTGAATTTTAGTACCGGCGGCGTGGTTTCCGGCGACCCTGTTCCGTACACACTCTTCGACGGGCCATCACCGTCCACCGGTCAGATTACCGCCAGCGAGACCGGCCAGGGCACGGCCACGCTGTCCGGAAGCACATGGGCGCTAACCAGACACATCCGCAAATCCACCAACGACAATGCAGCAATCAACTGTAGCGGCAACGAAGTAGTTGCGCTCACTTTGGCGGCGGAAGATCTGGAATTTGTCGGCAGGATCAGCGGCACGTTTGGCGCTGACGGATCGATGGTGGATCAGTTGCCGGCAGGAGCAGTGATTACAGGGGGGAGGATCACTGCTAATAATTCCACCGGGGTCACCATCTCTCTGGGGTCGTCCTCTGGCGGCGGCGATCTGTTGCAGGCGACGGCTATCGCTGGCGCACCGAACCCAGGTCAGCCTCTGCAGGGCATCAACTTCCTGACGACCATGTTCGCCTCAGATCAGACGATATTCGTCCACGCGCCAGCATGGGCAGGCGCATCCGTCACCATCACCATTTGGTTCCTGGGACCATAAGATGATGAAACGCCTATTGCTTGTGGTCTCAATCGTTGGCGTTATCGCGGCGGGTCCGCCTCCGGTCCCCACCCAGAACGGCGGGACGGGAACCGGGGCGCCATCGACGACCGGCCAGATTCCGATCAGCCAAGCTGATGGCAGTTCGACCTGGACAAGTATCGCCGGGTGCAATCTGTCTGTCGGCGGGTTCATGCTGTGCAACAGCACCGCAGGATCGGTGGTAAACCGAAGCGGCTCGATTACGGCGGGAGGCGTCGCGCAAACCGTCATGCCTCCAAATCAGAATCGCAGCGGATGCAACATCCAGGCGCTTGGCGGCAGCGACCTGTGGGTGAACATCAGCGGAACGGCATCACCGGGGACCGGATCATACGACATTCCGCCCGGCTCGGTGTTCGTCTGCACACAGCCGACGCCGACCGGGAGCATCAGCATCTTCAGCGCGATCACCGGGACGCCGTTCACCGCGACGGAACTATCGCAATGAGTCGTCCTCTCTGCGCATTGCTGTTCCTGTTCCTGGGAACCGTCTGCGCGACTGCCGCTCAGGTCAACCGCAGCGGATCGATCATTCTAGGGGGCACGGCGCAGACGCTGGCGCCGGCGAACCTCAATAGGTTAGGATGCGTGATTCAGCCGCTTGGGACGACCGACTTCTGGATCAGCCTCACCGGCACCGCAGGTGCCGGACTTGGCTCGTACGTCGTCCCGGCCGGCTCGGTGTTCGTCTGTCCCAAGCCGGCGCCGACCGGAGCCATAACGATCTTCAGCAACAGCACCGGGCAGCCCTTTACCGCCGTGGAGCTCACCCAATGAGGCGCTTCCTTCTCACGGCCGCGGCCCTGCTTCTGCTGTCGTCTTCGGCTTTGGCTGACATCTCGTTCGCGCCACATTTCCCCTATGCCGTCGTGTTCACCGGCGGCCCTGTGGCGACGTTCGGGTCCGTCACTGGGGGCAGTGGCTACACGACTGGTACCTACACCAATGTGCCGCTCACCGGCGGCAGCGGCACCGGGGCGCAGGCGACGATAGTGATCGCTGGCGGCGCGGTGACCACCGTCACGCTGACCAATCCCGGCGCCGCGATAACGAGCACGGGTGCCGTCGGCTATCTCGTCATCGACGTTCTTTCGGCCGATACGGCGACGATCGGCGGCGGCGCCGGCAGCGGGTTTTCGATCCCTGTCGCGACCGTGGGCACCTACGTATGGCCGACGCCGCAATTCGGCTCCAGCCTTCTCGTGGACGAATGCGGCGGGGGAGCCGGGGGCGGCGGAGGGCAGTCGACTTCCGGCGCAGGCGGCGGCGGCGGCAGCTCCGGATCGTCCGTCTACAACTGGCCGCTTCCCTTCACCCCCGGGTCCTCGCTGACCATCGCTCCTGGACAGCCCGGTGTTGGAGGATTGGTGGACGGCGTCGGCGGCGCTGGCGGTGCCAGTTCCGTAACGGGCGGCCTGCAGGTTCTTCCGTCGATCCCTGGCGGCGGCGGCGGGCAACCCGGCGCGGCTAACGTCGGAGGCACGGGCGGCAACGCCGGCAACGGCCAGGGCGGCGGCGGCGCGGCTGGTGCGATCGGCTCGACGTCCGCGCTCAACAATATCCACTACATGAACGGCAATGGCGGCGGCGGTGGCGGCAGTATAGCAGGCGTCGGGGGTGCGGGAGGCGGCGGCCTGATAGGGCCGTTCAGCTCGACGGCGGCGGGCGCCGGCAATGGGGCAGGCGGCGGGGGCGCCAGGTCCGTATACGGCGACGGCGCGCATGGCGGCGACAACGGGAGCAACGACGCCAGGTCGCCGGTGACCGGCTTCTGCGGCGGCGGGGGCGGCGGGGCGGTTACTTTCCCAGGTGCGCCCGGTGCGCCGGGGATGGTCGAGCTCAGGTTCTAGACGATGCGTCGCCGGGACTTCCTGCGCGGCTCCACGGCGCTTGCCGGCATCGCCTTTCAGGGCGGCCTGCGTGGCATCCTGCCTACCTCGTTGGTGGCGATCGACGGCTTGATCTCCTACGGCCAGTCGTGGCGTGTGAATTTCTTCAACAACTTCGGTATTGTTGATCTAAACCAACTCGCGGTCCTCGCCTTCAAGACCACCAATCCGGTCTTTCCGCTTTTGCCTGTTTCGGCTGGGATATCCATCGCCGGGGTCATCAACGGCGTCGGGCAGTACGCGCCGTCCGACGTGTATACGATCGGCCGGTGCTCGGTCATAGCGCAGCAGCTCTGGCGCATCCACAGTGGCGCCACCGTTCCCCAACAGCCGATCGCAGAGTTCTGCGCGGCCTATCCGGGATCGACGTGGGGATGGGGTGGCGGCGCCGGCCTAGCGCCTGGAGCCACGTTCACCGCCTCCATCGCGTCCAACGTGATGACCGTGGCCAGCGTCGGAACCGGTCAGTACGTTTCGGACAACTCGACGCTCAGCGGCGCCGGGATACCGGCGTCCACCTTCGTCTTCAGCGGAGGCCCGCCGAGCGGATCGGGAGGAGTCGGCACGTATCAGGTTGGCGTCGGGCAGACTGTTTCCGCCCCTGTTGCGCCGGTGCCGTTCACGACAGCCGGGTCCTCGTTCAAGGGTTGGATTCTTCTTAACCTGCTTGAGGTTTCGTCCGTGACGTCGGGCACGATCTCGATCGGCGAGACGGTCGTCGGGTCCGGCGCAAAGGCCAACAGCGTGATCATCGGTCAGAATTCCGGCACGACTGGCGGCGTCGGCGAGTATGTCCTGCAGGTTGGCACTCCGTTTACCGTCGGCAGCGAGACGATGACCACGACGGGCACGAGCTGGACGAACATGCGCACCGTTCTGTCGCAGATGGCGCCGCTGTTCCCCGCAAAGTCGTACGCTTCGATCAAGTATACCAGCGTCGGCTGGACGCAGGGCACCTCGACGGACGGAACGCTGGCGACCAAGCTCACTGATCTGGCTACGATGATCCAGGACTTCGACGCACTATCATACAGCGTTCTTGCGCCATTTCTGGACTTCTATCTGGGACTGCCTGCGGCGCCCTCTGTGGACACCACATATGGCAGTACGGGGCAGATAGCCGGATATTGGGGTACTTATCTGTTCCTGCGCGCCAATGCCCCTGGGGCTGGCGGACCATATTCCGGCCGAATATGGGCGAGTGCGCCGTCCTATCCGTGGATATTTGATGGGAGCGGCATCCACACCACTGGATATGGCATGATCCGGTGGGCCGAGTTGGAGGGCTATGCGCGTCATCTCGTGCGTGATCTTGGCGTTCAGTGGACGCCGCTCTGGCGCTCCATGACAAATCCGATCACTCGATCCGGCACCACGTTCATTGTTCCGTTCGATCGACCGACTGGTCCAGATTTCACGACTGCCCCGATGGCGTGGCAATCCGATCCGCAGGACGGGATACAGGTCTGGCCACAGTACGGCTGGCACGTGAAGCGGAGCGGCACGGAAATGCCGCTGGTCTCCGATCCGATCATCAGTGGCATGAGCGTCATTCTGGACATCGGAACGGCCGCTTTGGTCGGGGACGAGGTTAGCTATTGCTTCTATGGACCAGGCGGCACGGTTCCGCCTGGGATCATCCCCGGCGTTGGCGGCAATCTGGTGATGAATGGTCCTGCCAGCGTGATGGTGCCAGGCAAGCAACTCGGAATGTGGGCATGGCCGTTCGCTGAGAACGTAACGACATGAGGTGATAGATGCTTCTAGGCGGTGAATCACTTGCGGCTGTGCCCCTGGCGGCGTTCCAATTCTCATCGGGACCGCAACTGAAATCGGGGGGTCGCGCCGCGCTGCTGCCGGTCGATAATGCGATCCTGAGCAACAGGCAATTTCCGACACCGCAGCCATTTCCGCTGGGCGCGATGGGATATACCGATATCGATGGCGCATGGGTCGTTGATTGTTCTGCGAACATGACACAACGCGGCACCACGATCGAAGCCATCAACGCCACCAATGTCATGGTCCAACGCGTCGATCAGAGACCGATGGGCGCGATGGACATCACGGTAAGCAATGTCGCGGTCCAGTCCGGCGGACTCAAATTCATCTTCGACGTGACCGCTCACGGTCTATCAACGCAATATTTGCTCGGCTTTCCCCTATCCCTTGCCAACGGCGATCTGATCGTTCGCTGGGGAATTCTGACCACCATTCCCCATCCTGGCTGATCCAGTGTTATGATCAGCCTTAGTTCAGAGGAGTCGCGGCAATGCCACAGGGTCCACTTCCGGTCTTTGACAGTTCGCTGAGCGGCAACAAAAGCGCGCTGAACATCTCGGCAGTAGGCGTCATCAAAGCCACGCCCGGGCGGATCAACCGCATCGTGCTCACCGGCACGGTCGGTACGGGAGGTGCTCTGACGATCAATGATTGCGCGACGACAGCGGCGGCGGCGGCGGCGAATGTCGTCTTTTCGACCGCCGGCACGCTGGCGGTGGGATCGGTGATCAACCTCGATTGGCCGTGTCTGGTGGGTATTACGGTCTCCGCGTTCCCCACCGGGGGCGCCCCAAAGGTCGCGATTTCCTTCGTCTGACCGCGTTCACGCATTGAAAGGCGACCGCCATGCCCGCCACGAACATTGTCCAGATCAACGTATCGTTGCAGCAGGCGCCGTTGCCCAGCATGCTGCAACAATCCGGTGCGTTTCTCAGCCAGGGTGCTACCGATCTTACACCGGGCACTTTGTCCAATCCGCTGACCCAGGCCGGCGATATCGCGACGATCATCGCCTCGGCGCTGGCGATCACCTCGATCGCCTGGCTGAGCAGCGTGGCCACGGTGACCACCGCCGCACCGCACGGCTATACCATCTCCGATGTCGTCCAGTTGACCATCGCTGGCGCGGTTCCCGCCGCATACAACGGCACGTACCAATGCACGATTACCGGCGCATCGACCTTTACCTATCCCCTGACGCCCAATCCCGGCACCAGCCCGGCCTCCACGCCGGGCACCTATACGCCGGAGGATGTGGGTGAGCTCGTCGCGATGAACACGACCTATTTCGCGCAAGGCACAGCGCAATCCGTCCGCGTACTCGAGCTTGGCAAGGGCACGCCGGCCGAAGGTGTGGCCGCGCTGACCACGTGGCTGAACAACAATCCGAACATCCTCTATGCCGTGCTGGTACCGCGCGCCTGGGATGGCGTCTCATCGTTCCTGGCACTCATCGCGTCGTACGAAAGCACGACCTCGAAATTCTACTTCTACGTGACGACGACCACGGGCACGTACACCGACTATACAGCGCTCATGAAAGACGTCGTCGCCATGGTCGAGGCGCCAGCCATTCCCTCGATCGAATTCTCACTGGCGGCTGGATTCTACCGGCTGCTGTCGCAGAACCCAGGACCCACCAACAAACTGCCGCCGTTCTCCTTCGCCCAGCTGTTCGGCGTCACGCCCTATCCGATGGCGGGCAACAACGCGCTACTGACCAATCTCAAGGCGGCTGGCGTCAATGTGGTGCTGACCGGCGCCGAGGGCGGGCTCACCAACACTTATCTGTACTGGGGCACCACGATGGATGGGCGAGACATCGCCTACTGGTATTCCATCGATTGGGTGCAGATCCAATCGCAGATCGCGCTGGCGAACGAGGTTATCAACGGCTCTAACACGCCGCTCAACCCGCTCTACTACGACCAGCAAGGGGTCAACCGCCTGCAAAGCCGCGAGGCGCAGGTGATGACCAACGCCGTGGTCTTTGGCATGGCGACCGGCGCCATCACGCTCACCGAATTCGACGGCACGCAATTGGCGGCGGCGCTGAATTCCAACCAGTTCACCAATCAGTTGGTAGTCAACGCGGTGCCCTTTGTCAGCTACGCGACCTCGCTGCCAGGGGATTATCGCATCGGCAAATACGGCGGCCTGGCGGTGGTCTTCATCGTCAATCGCGGATTCACGGCCATTATACTGAATATTATTGCGACCGACTTCGTTACATTCTGATGGCATATACCGAAGCAGATGCGGCAGCGCAAAAGCGCTACAGAGAACGTCACCCAGATAGGGTCAGGGCGGCTGCTGCTGCGCAATATGCCAAGAACCCGAAATATCAGTTGGAGTGGCGCAAGAGAAATCCGGAAGCCTACAAGGCGATCCTCGAACGAAAACGCGAAAAACCCGAGACGGTAGAACGACAGAAGAGATGGGAAGCGGCCAATCCGGATAAGGTCTTGGCTCGGCAGAGACGCTATCGGGAAAAACATCGTGCCGAACTCGCGGAGAGAACGCGACTCCGACGCGAGGCTGACCCCGATCCCGACACGAGACGCGCCCGTGACGCTGCGTTGAAGCAGCAATTGCGCGTCGAACGCCCCGACGAATGCAAAGCGCAGCGCGATGCCTGGGTTGCGAAGAACCGCGACAAGATGGTCGGCTATTGCGCGCAGCGGAATGCGCTCATCAAAGGCGCGCCAGGATCATTGTCAGACGGTCTGATCGATCTGCTGCTTGATGAACAAGGGCATCGATGCCCGTATTGCTGGCAGAGATTTGGCGACGGATTGCCATGGACGCTTGATCACTATCTTCCGCTTCGCCGAGGTGGCGCGCATAACGACGACAACATCCAATTGGCGTGTTTCTCCTGCAACTGCCGCAAGAGCCGTAAAGACCCGACGAAATTCGTGCTACAAATAATGCACGCTGAAGGAGCGTTGTAGCTATGCCGAACCCCCTCACGCCCCAAGGAACTTTAAACCGGCTGCGTGCCTCGATCACGTGGCCCAATTTCGCCAACCTCAACATCGTCTCGGGCTATCTCGGGCGGATGGGGATCAGGCTGGCGCTGGACGGCGATTCGACGCTGTTCATCCCAGCGATGACGGGGACGGTGACCTCGCCCGAGCCTTACATGATGATCACGGCGACGGCGCATCTGTTGAAGAGCCAGCCGCTCGCGGCCGCCTACAAGGCGCAGATGGAGCTGTCGGCGCTGCTGGGCGACGGCACCGTGCGATCGGACTCGGCGGTGCTGACGCCCTATCAGATCGTCAATTGCGCGATCCAGAGCGTGCGCGAGCTCAACTTCGCCGGCGACGACGGCGATTGGGCGGTGACCTTCCGTGGCCAGTACTATGTGAACTCCAACCTGTTCAACGGGTGATCTTTTGGCGCCCCGCATCGATGAACGGCTGAACCTGATCATCCCGATCGATCGCTACGACGGGACGACGGTCTACATTCACGCCACCCCGATCGGCCGCGAGGTCTTCCAGAAGTACTTCCTGGTGATGGCGAAGGCGTTTGCCTCGATCTGGGCCGAGGGGCTCAACAACGTCTCAGGCCCGCGCGTGGCCGCGCTGATGCTGCGCGAGATCGCGACCAACATGGGCCTGTGGGACGGCCCCGAGGGGGTCAGCCTTGGCCTGATGACCGAGATCAAGCGATTGGCCAACGTGATCGCCCCGGCCTCGGGGCGGGGCTGGGATGTCGTGCCGCTGGATCAGGCGATCCAGGCAAAAATGGTCGATGGCGACGATGTTGATGAGATCGAGGGCAACCTGGTTTTTTTTTCGCTCACCTGGCATCTCAATCGGCGGAAGGAGCGCGAGATCGTTATGGACACTGTTGCCTCACGCCTGGATGCTTCGATGTCCTCGCAGAATTTGTCGGCATTCGTCAATTCCTTGCCGACGTCGATCGCGACCGGCAATACTGGCGGGACGCCCCTGGCAGCCTGATCGCGTGCATTCTCGATTGGGCGGCCGGGCCTGGATTTGAGGAATGCTTCTGGCAGCGCGAGAATGAATTCCGCTGGCGATCGGCGACCGAATTCCGCCAACGCTATCTGATCGCAGCCGCCGGGGGGGCCTGACATGCCGCTGCGATCCGTCGTCGAAATAGATGTCGCCGATCAAGGCTTCGATCGCTTCTTCGACAAATGGAAGGCGTACGACCAGCAGAAAAGGGAGGCGGCCGAGGAGGATCGCGAGCGCGCGAAAGAGGAAAAGGCGCGGCGCGAGGACGAGGCCAAGGCGGAGGAAGAGCGCAAACGCACATCCGTCGCCGGCCGCATCAAGGCGCTGTCAGAGTCGGTCCCGCGCGGGCTCAAAGCGGCGTCGACCGAATGGGAGAAAATGCAGAACGCCTCCCGCAACGTGGCGCGCTCGATGGAACAAATCGGCTCGCGCGCGCTGCACCTTGTGGGCAGCATGACCAAGCTGACCGGCCTGTTGTCGCTGGTGGGCGGGGCCGCAACCGGGTTCGGCTTTCTGGGCGCCGACGTGCTTGCCCGCACCGCCTCAGGCTGGCGTCGCAACGCGATGGGGCTCGGGGCCACGATCGGCGGCAGCCGCGCCTTCGGGTTGAATTTCGGCCGCTTCGTTGATCCGAACTCGATGCTGTCTGGCGTCTCCCAGGCGATGCGCGATCCGCGCAATTCGGTGGCCTTGAATGCGCTCGGCGTCCGCGCGCAACCGGGCGAGGATACCGCCCTGGTCGCGGCGCGCGCCTTGGAGCGTGTTCAGGAGCTCGCCAAGCGTCAGCCGGAAAACACCCTGGGCACGCTGCTCACATCGTACAAGCTGGATCAGCTGGGACTCAATCTTCAGGACCTGCAACGATTGCGCGCCGCCGATCGCGGCGAGGTGGGCGATCAGGCGCGGCATTTCCGTCAGGATCGCGGTGCGCTCGATCTGAATCCGGCGCAGGCGCGCGGCTGGCAGGATTTCCTGACCACGCTGGATCGCGCGCGCATGGGTATCGAGACCACCTTCATCGTGCGCCTATCGCCCTTGGCGCCGGCGCTCGGCCATCTGTCCGAGGCGTTCAACAAGGTCGTGTCCAAACTGCTGGAGCGACAGGATTTCGGCAAATGGATTGAGCAGGCGGCGGACGGGCTTGAACATTTGGCGCACTACATCTCGGGAGACGATTTCCAAAAGGATGTCGAGAAATTCGGCACCAAGATAGGCGAAATGGCGACCGCGATCGGCCGGTTCGTCACGTGGCTCGTGGGCACCTTGGAGGATCTGCATATCGGCGATGCCGATCCGAAACAGGGCACGCCAGGGGTCGATCCAAAAGGCACGTCGATTCCGCACAGCGGCCCGATGTTCGGTAGCAATCTGTGGCAGAACCCGGACGGCACGATCGTCGATCCCGATACCGGGCGGTTCTATACCCGCAGGCCTGACGGGAATTTCGATCCCACCGACAAATACGCGCCGGGCTCATCTGGCGATAAACGGTTCGTCCAGCCACCGGAACCGGAGCAGCCGGCGGTGCCCTACAAGGCCGGCGACATCATCCGCGACATGAACATCACCGAACCGCAATACGACGCGTTCAAGGGATCGGTCGCCAGCATCGAGCACGCCCGCTACGATCAGATGGGCGGCGCGGGAAAACAGCACGCCGGCCGCTATCAGTTCGGCCGACGCGAGATCGAGGAGACCGCCGCGCGCCTGGGCGAGCCGGCGCCGACGACGCAACAATTCCTCAACGATCCCGCGAGGCAGGAGCGCTTCTTCGAGGCCTACACGGCGGGCCACAACGCCTATCTGTTGGCCAACAGCGCGGAGTACCGGGCGCTGTCGCCTGAGAAGCGGCTTGCCATCCTGGGATATGCGCACAACCAAGGTCCCAAAGGGGCGGCGGATTACCTGCGCACAGGTCAGGAGGGGCGCGATCTATTCGGCACATCGGGCAAGCGGTATTCCAATCTGGTCACGGCCGCGCTCGTCGAGCGCATTCCCACCCGGGACCAGCGCATCGCGGAGATCGCCAAACGCATGGCGACCGATGCATCCCAGGCCGGCGATCCCGGACGGCCGGCTCGCCAATCTACCGATGCCGGTCGGGCCACGTCGGATCAGCAGGCCGCTAATCCGGCAATCGCGCCGCCCGTTCCGCCAATCACCATCCCGATTGCGCCACCAGCGTCATCGAGACCGATAACACCAGCCCCTATGGTCTATAACCCTGGGCTTGACAGGATGGTGGGTGCCCATTCGCGTCTCGATCGCGCCCTCGTACCGCAACCCGCTGCGCGTCCGATTGGTGCGGATAACGATCGCAGGCCGGCGCGGGATCAGCGCATCACCGACATCGCTCAGCGCATGGCGGTAGAGCCAGCGCGTCCGGCTCGCGGGCCAGCCGATCCGCAGGCGCCCCCGCGCGCATCACCAACCGATCAGCGCATCACGGAGATTGCCAAGCGCATGGCGACCGAGGTCGCGCCTGACCGGCCGGCTGACACGGCCTCACAGGCCGCACGAATCGTCAATCCGCAGATGCCAGCGCGGCCGGCTGGCGCGGATAAGGTGCACCAGGATATCGTCCAATTCGGCAAAGCATGGAAAGACCGGATCGCCGATGCCACGCGCCCGTTCGTCGATCACCTGGGCCAAATGATGCAGGCGGCCAGACAGCCAACCGGCACCGCGCCCCCGCTGTCGACGCCGCGCGCGCCGCGTGTCGACATCCACATCCATAACGAGACCGGCGGCAACGCGGTCATGTCAGCGGCACAGGCGTCAGCGTCGTGAGCGGCACATCCGCCGGCCGCGTCGCCTATCAATTCGCGTTCCAACTGTGTCCGATCTTCCTGACCGGCGGCGTCGCGAAATTCATCCCCGGCAACGTGCTGCCCATCGTGGTGCTGACCGAGGCGCTGAATACGCCGATCAGCCTGCTGACCGGCGGCGGCAATTTCAACCTGGATAGCTTCTTCGCGAATTTCGTGCCGATGCCGGGCGCCACCCTGATCGAGAACGACATCGCCCGCTATCCATTCGCCAATCAGGCGGTGGCCGCCAACGCACTGATCGCCAAGCCGCTGCACATTTCGATGCGCATGATCTCGCCGGCCAGGAACGATTTCGGCGTATGGAGCAAGTTGGGAACCATGCTCCTGCTAAAGTCCACGCTGTCGCAGCACAATCGCTCAGGTGGGACCTATACGGTCGCGACCCCATCGGGCTTCTATACCAATTGCATCCTGCTCGACATGCGCGACATCACCGGCGGCGAGACCAAGCAACCACAAGCCGAGTGGCAATTCGATTTCGAGGCGCCGCTGCTGACCTTGGAGCAAGCCCAGGCGGCGCAAAGCAGCCTGATGAGCAAGTTCACCGACGGGAGCCAATTGGGCAATCCGTCATGGTCTGATCCAGCGAGCGCGATCGGGCAGGTCTCACCGCTATCGCCGGTACCGGCGGGCGAGCAAGCGGTCGGATCATCGGTTGTGGGCCCTGTCACCTCCGAGCCACTGGCACCGTTGCCCGGCACATGACCACATTCGTCCCCTTCACACCGCCGGTCCAAGGCACCTTCAGCTTTACCGCGACGCTGGACGGCAACAGTTATCAGATGAGCGTCCCATGGCTCGCCTTCGGCAAACGCTGGTATCTGCAATGCCTGGCCCCGGGCAATGTGCCGGTCTTCTACAAGGCGCTGGTGGGCTCGCCCGATACCGGCGATATCAACCTGCTGTTCGGCTATTTCATCATCTCGAAAATGGTGTTCCGGGTCTCGACCCAGACCTTCGAGATCACGCCTTGATCCTACGGGGGCCGCTTTGAGGTTCTATCAGATCAAGATCACCAACCCGAAGGATGAGCCGGTGACATTCCCGTCGCTAGCGGGGAGCGGCATGCCACCAGGGGTGATCACCTCGCAATTGAAGGATGGGACGATCAATCCAGCGGCGCTCAACATCGAGATCGACCTGATCGTCTACGGCGCCGTGTCCGCCGCCGATTCGGCCTCCTATCTCCGCATCTGGGGGCTGTCGCTCAAGGAGCTCTCGTCGGCGTTCAATCTCAACGGCATGAAAATCCAGATCACCGGCGGCATGGCGAAAGGCTATCCGCTGGCTGATCCGCAGCAACAGGGCATGCTGATCAAGGGCAACATCAATCAGGCCTTCGGCAATTGGATCGGCACGGACATGACGCTCGATATGTACCTGCGGGCGGAGGATTTCGGTTCGCTCGAGGCGCCAGCGAATTATACCCAGACCTGGGCCAAGGGGGAACCGCTGGCGGACATGATCGCGCGCGCGCTGAAGGTGGTGGCACCCAATCTCAAACCGGAGATCACCATCTCGTCCGATCGCGTGGCCAACCAGGACAAGCCCTCGGTTTATTCGACGCTGTCGCAATTCGCCCAGATGGTCCAGAATCAGACCTATCACGCGCTGAGCCCCACCGATCAGGGCGTGATCATCGCCTCGGACGGCCAGACGATTCGGGTGTTCGAAAAGGGATCAGGCAAAACGGACGGTGCCAAGCAGATCAAATTCCAGGACCTGTTGGGCCAGGTGACCTGGATCGAGCCAAAGGTCGTCCAGGCAAAACTGGTCATGCGCGGGGATCTTCGCATCGGCGACGTGATCACGTTTCCCGAGGGCCTGGTGGTGACGACCTCGGCCAACGCCATGTCGGCGTTCGGCGGCACCGGGAGTGCGCATCCGGCGAATTCGCTGACCATCTCGGGCACGTTCCAGATCGTCCAGATGCAGCATTGGGGTAATTTCCGCATCGCCGATGCGGCGGCGTGGAACACCACCATCAATTGCGCCATCATGGCCGACAATCCGGCGTAAGGGATGGCCGATGGCCGCAACCAATAGCCAGAAGACACCGCACCTCCAATCGCTGAACCGCATCGCCTACAAGGGCGGCGCGAATTCGACCGCGGTACTGGGCAAGACGCTGCCGTGCAGCGTCACCAAGGTCCAAGGTTCGGTCGTGACCGTCAAATTCGAGATCAACGCCGCGCCATTTACCCTGCCGCCGGCGACCATGCCGGTGTTCGGGCCTGAATACATCCGTTATCCCATCCAGGTAGGCTGCAAGGGCATGGCGATCGCCGCCAACGCCTACCTCGGCGGGATGTCCGGCCTGGGCGTGGGGGTGGCCACCCTGGCCGAGCCCCCCAATCTGTCGGCGCTGGTGTTCCTGCCGTTCGGCAACGTCGATTTCTCGGCGGTCGATGGCAACGCGCTCGTATTGTATGGACCGGATGGCGTCGTCATCCGCGACATCGACAGCAATTGCGTGCTGACCCTCCGCGATGACGGGATCGCGACGTTGCAGGGCAATCTGCATGTCACCGGCGCGATCATCGCTGGATTCGGCACCGGCGATCAGGTGGGATTGCAGACGCACGGCCATCCGCAGGGCGCTGACAGCCACGGCGACAGCGAGGAGCCCACCGGCTCGCCGATACCAGGGACATAGCGATGCGCACCTATGGCAGGATCGAGGACCCATCAGGGGTCAAGGTGTGGGTCCAGGTCGATCCCGATCCGAAGGGATTCCTTGATGCGATCTATCTGACCGCGTTGTGCCAGGTCTTCAAACTGAACCTTGGCGAGAGCCCATTCTTCGCCGATTGGGGATTGCCGGCGCTGCAAAGCGTCATGCAGCAGATCGCACCGGATTATTATGTCGCGCTGACCCAGCAGCGCTTCGCGCCGTATTTTCTCTATCTCGGCGTCTCGCGACTACCGACGTTCCAACCGACCTACAATGTCTCGGTGATGTTTCAGAACGGCGCACAGGCGCAGATCGAACTCATACCGACCGTGCTGCAGGACGGCTTTGGACGACCAATTCTCGACGGCTACGGAAATCCGATACTCTCTGGCACCACCAGTTCCGGTAATCGAGTCCCGCAATAGGAGGAGCCGCCAATGCCACTCGAGGAAGGATCATCGAAGGCCACGATCGGACGCAACATCGCCACGGAGATGCATCACGGGAAACCGCAGCCGCAGGCCGTCGCCATCGCTATGCGTGTTGCGGGCAAGTCCTACAAAGACGACTGCCCGCAGACCGGCTACATGGATGCCTGCCGGCGTAGCGATGCCGCCGGCATGGCCGCCCATTCACAGGCCATGCTGCGCGGCCGCATGGTGCGTTGATGTCGCTCACGTTTTCCGCCGGCCCCAATCCGCTGATCTTCCCCGTCGTGATGACGATCGCGGGCGTCCAGCCGCAGGCTCCGATCGCGCTCAATCAGCAATTGATCACGCTGGTGACCTTCGGGACCGATCCCACCGGTGCCCAGGTGATGCAGCCGAATCCAGGCTATACCGCCGGTCTGCCGGGCAGTTTGATCGAGGACATCTCGTCAACCGATACCGCGTCTAATGTGCTGATGGACCAGGCCCGGGTCGAGCTCATCAATTCGATGACGCCTTATGGTTGCAACGCGTTCATTCTCAATCAGCTGGGCCAGTTGAAGGGCGTGGCCCCGGGCGAGACGACCAACATGAGCGTCCCCGTGATCTTCTCGGGCACGGTCAATTTCATCGTCCAGAGCGGCTTTCTGATCTCGGATGGCACGCATACCTATGTCACCCAGCAAGCGGTCACTATCGGATCGGGCGGCGCCTCGCCCACGGTCACGGCGATCGCCACCCAGCCGGGCATCTGGGCGATCCCCGCCGCCTCGGTCATCGATATCGTGACTTCGGTTGATGGCTCTATCACGCTGTCGGTGACCAACCCCTCGGACGGGTCGGGCGGGACCATCGTCGAGACCGAACAGGAATATCGCCTGCGCGTGCTGCAAGCCGAGATCGCGACATGCCAGGGCACGGCGGAATTCCTCAAGACGTTGCTGATGGAAATCCCCGGCGTAGTGCCCACCGAGGTCCGCATCCTCTCGGTGGGCGGCGGCGGGTGGCAGATCGTCTGCGGCGGATCGAATCCTGATCCATCACAGATCGCGGGGGCGATCTTCCTCGGCGTGCCCGATCCCGGCGTGCTCCAGCCTGCCGTGCTGACTGTCGCATCGATTACCCAGGCCAATCCCGGCGTGATGACGACCAACACCAAGCATGGCTACGCGACCGGCCAGGTGGTCAGCTTTACCGGCGTGGGCGGTATGACCTCGCTGAATACCGGGACCTATCCGATCACGGTCACCGGACCGAACAGGTTCGCGCTGACCGGCCTCGATACCACCGGCTTTCCGGCATATACGACCGGCGGCGTGGTCTCGCCCAATCTCCACAATACCTCTGTGACCATCAACGATTTTCCCGACAACTATGTCATCCCGTTCATCACGCCGTTTTCCCAGACGACACTGATCGAGCTGACCTGGAATACCGCGAGCGCATTCGCCGCCGCGTCGACGTTCAATCAGCAGGCCCAGGCCGCGATTGTCGATTACATCAATTCGATCCCAACCGGGGCGCCGATCAACATCCTTGCGATGCAGGAGGCGGTGCAAGCTGCTGTTTCCAATCTGCTGCCGCTGAGTCAGCTGGTGCGCATGATCTGGGTGGTCACCATCGACGGCATCGTCACCGCCCCATTGACGGGGACCTATGAAATCCTCGGCGATCCGTTGTCCTATTTCAACACGACGTCGGCCGGGGTCACGGTGGCGCAAGGATGAGCGGCGCGGTCCAGAATGGCACGCCGTTTCCGCCTTTGAGAGCAGTCACAGTTCAGGCTATTATTCCATCGTATCTATATGCCGAGTACCAGGACGACTATTGGGTTCCATATTTCGTTACCGCCTACAACATCATGTCGCAGGAGTGGCTCGATTGGATCAATCTGATCAATCTGCCGGTCTGGGCGTCGTTGGCGGGGCAATTGCTCGATTGGATCGGCGCGGGCGTCTATGGCTATCCCCGGCCGCAACTCTCGATCACCAATAACACGTATGCCGGCGGCTACAATTCCACACCGTACAACACGATCGCCTACAACGATCAGCGGATCATCTCAACCTCGATCCTGCTCAGCGTCACCGACGATGTCTATCGCCGCTGCCTGACGTGGCATCTCTATGTAGGCGACGGCTATCAGTTCACCACCAAATGGCTGAAAAAACGCGTGCATCGATTCATCAACGGAGACAACGGCTATCTGGCGGAAAATGACACCACCGAGGACGTGAGCATCGCCTGGTCCGGCACCACCGCGACGATCTCGCTGGTCTCCCAGCCGATCTCGATGATCTTCCAGGTCGCGGTTACCGATGGCGTGCTGCGGCTGCCTTTCCAGTATGATTTCACCATCACCCTGACATAACGACATAGAGGCAGCCGATGGCGATCTTCCTGTTCTCCGATAATGGCACTTCGACGCTGGCGGCTAATATTGGACCTTCGGCGACCTCGATCACGCTGGCACCCGGCGATGGTGCGAAATTCCCAACGCCAGCAGCAGGCCAATTATTCACCCTGACGTTGAATGACGCGGCGACGCATCTGCAATTCGAGACCACCTATTGCACGCATCGCGCCGGCGATGTGCTGACCGTCACACGCGGACAGGAGGGGACCACCGCGCAATCCTGGGTCATCGGCGATCAGGCATTCAACGGTCCCACGTCCGGGACGATGCAAAATATCTTGCAGATTCCGCACATTACCGATGGCTCCCTAAGCCCGATCGTCAACAACCTGACGGTCGGCGGCAGCGAGACCATTGGTGGCAATCTGGGCGTTGCCGGCACCGTGTCGTCTGTTGGTGTCGTCATTCCGTGGAGCGCGTCATTCCCGGGGGGTTATCCAAGGGGTGCGATTGTTCAATCCGCCACTGTGCTCGGAAGATTTTGGGTCTCCACTGCTGACAACAACACGACCAACCCAGACACCGGAGGGGCGAACTGGCTGTCAGTTATCCCCGTGGGCGCCAACCCGACCGCCACGGCTGGCCCCAATGCCATCAACGGTTCGGCCGTGACGTTCATGCGCTCGGACGCGGCTCCCGCCGTGCAGACGGCCACGACCGGGCAAAAAGGTCTGGTGGAACCTGACGGCACGACAATCACGATATCCAGCGGCGTGATATCGGCGGTCGGGGTCGGACACAACCCGACCGCCACCGCCGGCCCGACGGCAGTTAACGGTTCGGCCGTGACGTTCATGCGCTCGGACGCGGCTCCCGCGGTTCGTCTGGCAACGACCGGACAGACCGGCCTCGTGCAGCCCGACGGCACGACGATCGGGATATCCGGAGGCGTGATATTTTCGCTTGGCCGCATACGATTGACGGCTGACCTAAACATCTTTGTTGCGACCACCGGAAGCGACACCGCCAATACCGGACTCACGATAGGCTCACCGTTTGCCACGACACAACACGCATGGAATATCATCGTCAAAAATTATGACATGAACGGGTTCAACATTAACGTAAATGTTGCAGACGGGGTATATTCAAGTGGAGCACTTTGCTTTGGAGCTCTTGTCGGAAACGGTACCGTAAATTTTATCGGCAATGTAATAACGCCGCCTAACGTCTTAATATCAGTCACAAATCAACACTGCTTTGTCGCAGGCGCTGGCGCCAGCATAACTCTGGCAGGTTTCAAATTAGAAGCTACTGGAACAGGGTCCGTTGGACTGGCGGCCTGCGCGTTGCTATCAAGTCAATCAACGGTAGGCATCGTAAATAACATGGAGTTCGGACATTGCGATGGATTTCATATTTACGCGTCTGCTGGAAGTAACGTTGGCATCAGCACGGCGGGTTACGAAATATCTGGAGGAGCGCAAGCCCATTTCCTTTCCGACACCGGAGCGCCAATCAGCGCCAATACGAACGTATCAATTATAATAAGCGGAACGCCTGCGTTTAGCACAGCGTTCGCCTACGCGAATCTTACTGGCGTCATCAGCATGCCGACTCCTACCATGTCATTCTTTGGTGGCTCAACAGGTCTTAGATATCTGGCAAACTTAAATGGCGTCATCGCGACAAATGGGGGAGGTCCGAACTACTTTCCTGGAACCGTTGCTGGAACTGTCGCCGCTGGCGGGCAGTACTCTTGAGAGAAAGGAAAAAACCGATGACCGCAGTATCGCCGTCGACGTGGCTCGCGCGCTTGTGGCAAGAGGCAGCGCAGATCTTCGACAAGTGGAGCGTCGATGGCGCCAAGGGCGAGCACGACGGACCGGCGGCGGAGCATCCCGACGTCCAAGCGGTCGCGGCCCAGCTTGCCGAGACCAAGCCCCCCGACATCACCGCCGATCAGGCGGCGATCGCAGATCATATCTCCCAGGTGGTCTTCGGCATGCAAAGCCATGCTGCGATGCTGATCAGCAAGCCCGGCGCCGACGATGCCTTTGAGGGCAAAGCGGCCGATGACCCCGGGGCCGATCCCGGCAAGGATCAGGGCGATCCAAGCAGCGACAAGATAAAGCCGAACAAAAAGCCCAAGCCGGAGAATGATTAACAGCGTTGGCGGAGTGGGCGGGAGTCGAACCCGACTCGACTGATCAAGCCGAGGCGCCGCGAAGGCGCGCACACCGTTATTTCAGGGCCGGTGGCGTTTGCGCGGCGCGTCTTTCAGCAATTGCGCGATCGCGAGCGCGGCGATGGGCGTGATCGGCACCTTGCCGGTCGCCCACCGCCGCAATGTCGAGACATCGATCCGCAGAGTTTTGGCGAGCTGCTTGCGCCAATATTCGCCGAACAGCCGCTCACCCGCAGCGATGAGTTCTGAGGGTGTCATCTCAGCGGCCCTCAATCAGCCGCCTCGTGCTCCATGACCCACCGGAGCACGTGCTCCGACATGCCATCCAGATGGACCCACGCCCCGTAGCCCACGCCGTTCTGTGCGCTGGCCACGTTGATCGTATAGGCGCGCGGACACGCCGGGGCTGGCATTCCCCCGTTTGCCCACGTCGGCCGATGCGCCTGCTCGTCGGTGATCACGATCAGTCGGTCGTGTGGTACCTGGGCATTGATCGCGGCCACCGCCTCGAACAACCGCGTGCCGACGTGCCATTGGCTCCTGACGATCGCATCGACGCCGGCCATGCCACGTCTTGGTGGGACCTCCACGGTCCGATCCGAGAAGCTGAACACGCGGAGCGCCTCGGCGTTGATCATCGAGGCCAGCGTGGCCGCAGCATCCATGCGCGTCTGACCGACAGCTTGACATCCATCGAACCGGACACGTCCACCAGGACCACGGTACGGCCGCGCAGGACGGGCAGCTCGCCGATCGCCTTGACCAAGACGGCGTCAAGTACGGGCTCGAACTGAGGCGCGGCACGCGCGGCAGCGACGTAGCGGAACGGCAGCACGCGATCAGCACCCCCCTTGCGGGCTACCCACGCGCGATCAAGCCGGAAGATCAAACGACAGCGACACTCATTTTCAAGATGCAGTCGCCGCCTACGCTATCCGGTACGCACGTCATTCAAGGCCGTGAGAGATCAGGCGAAAACGGTAACAGTACGTGCTCTACCAGACTGAGCTAACGCCCCGTATATGTGGAGCGTGATGGATTCGAACCACCGACCCCGTCCTCCTTGAAGGAAGTAACCGTCATCTACGCTACTCACGCACATTCAGCGGCGCGGCTTATGCGCGCCCATCATGCGCGGTGTCAAGCCCCTGGGAAAAGCTTTCGCGCCGCGCGCGATGCCGTGTTATAGCCGGCTTGTCACAGCCATCCTGGAAAGGAATACGCCATGAGCGGCACACAAGCGCAGGACCCCTCGCCCGAGCCACAGCCTGATCCTGCACCACAGCCCGAGCCACAGCCCAATCCGCCAGCGGACCCGCCGGCCGCATAATTGTCACCGGCACGCGCATAATTCCACCGCAGGGGCGCATCCGTAAGGGGCGCCCCTTTGCTTGTGAGGCCACCATGTATCTGATCTTGATCATCCTCGTGATCTTGCTGCTGGCGGGCGGTGGTGGCTGGCATTACGGGCCGGCAATGGGATGGGGCGCGCCGCATTATCTCGGCGGCGGGCTCGCCATCGTCCTGTTGATCATTCTCATTCTCGCCCTGTTGGGGCGCCTCTGAATGGAGCAACTGTTTCCCGAATTGATCCAGGCGATCGCGACCGCGCTCGGCGCTGTGATCACCGCTACCGCCGCCAGCGCGCGCCCCATAATCAGGGAACATTCATGAGCGAGATTAAGAGCAAGCCAATTCTCTGTCTGGATTTCGACGGCGTAATGCACAGCTATTCGAGCGGATGGAAGGGCGCTGACGTGATCCCTGATCCGCCGGTGCCCGGTATGGTGGAGTTCCTCGAACGCGCAATGGAGTGGTTCGACATCCACGTGTTCAGCAGTCGCTCGCATCAGACCGGCGGCACGCAGGCGATGAGAGATTGGCTCCGCACGCATGTCACGCGACATTTCGACTGTGAGTTCCACACTGGCAGACCCGCAGATTTCGACCGCGCCATGGCGATCATCGACGGGGTGACATTCGCTACCGAAAAGCCTGCGGCCTTCCTATCGATCGATGATCGCGCATTGACATTCAATGGCGAATGGCCTGATCCAATGTCACTTCGCTTGTTCAAGCCATGGAATAAGCGATAATCACCATGACCAAGGAGGTTCCGATGTTTTCACCCGCTCAGATCGCCACCGAAGTTGAAATGGTTGTCGGCATGCTTGAGGGCGTTGTGCCGCAACTCGGTCTATCCGCCAACACCACGACCGGAATTAGCAACGCATTGGAGGACGTTCGGCTTGCGACCGACGCCTTCGCGAAAGCCGACAACGCCGCGACCGCCGCTCCGCTGATCGATCGCATCGGTGCAGATCTCAACGGCGTGCTGAGCACGTTGGCGTCCGCTCCGCTACCGAGCGCTGCCGTGATCCCTGTACGGATTGCGTCTATCCTGGTGCCGGTGATTATCGGCGCTGCCGATCTCCTATTTCCGCCGACGCTGCCGAAGCTGACCTGATCAATCAAGCAAGCGAACGTCAAACGACGCCAATTCGCGCGACGCGCGGATCGATTGCAGATCGCGCTCGAATTCGATCAGCATCGTCTCGTCGGTGGTCTGCGGCTGGATCGTAGCAATCCAGGCTTTGACCGGGACGCCATTGTCCGTGGTGCCCTCCCAGATGCGGGCTCGAACCGTGCCGTCGATGGTATCGATGGTCGTGGTCGGCGTGAGGATGAGTTTCATGACGATGCCTTCAGTTTGTCGATGATCGCTTGGATGATTTCGCACTGACGATCCGCTTTGGCCTGCGACAATCGTTTGTTGGAAATCCACATCGGATAAACGCGATGCCGCAGCACGAGCTCGCGCTCGAGTTCGTTGATCATGTCCTGGGTGGAAATCGGCAGCAGATCAGCCATGGCCAACCTCCACGGGAAACTCGATCTTCGGTTCAAGATTAACCGAGTCCTGGAAGAATTGGATCGCCTCCGGATCGTAGCCGGTGCCCTTGAGCAGCACCGCCGCGATCTGGCCCAGCGCGTTGAGCGCCTCCAAGGTGCGCGTGGGTGAGGTCTCGTTGGTCTCGTAATTCTGTTTGACCGCTTCGAGGATCGCGGCCCCGATCTTTTCGACGTTATCCCTGTTGATCACGAGCATTGTCGGTATCCCCTTCGGCCGGGTTGTGCACAACCTGCCGCATATCGCCGCTGGGCATTTTGATCGCAAATGGGGGAGGACCCAGGTCGGCGAGTAAAAGCGGCGTCTTGGGCAACGAGTGCCATACGCCATCCTCGGTGATGTGACCCCACGGCCGCCCATCATCGCATTCGTCGTGAATGCGCCCGTCGCTCATGATGCCAATCGCTCGCCTTTAGCATCTGGGTTCTTAAGCCGATCGGGATGGGCGTCGCGCCACGCTTTGACGCGATCCATCATGCGATTAACAGCCTGGATTTGATCCATGTCGCAACCGAGCTCGATGCATTTGTTGCGATAGTCCTGCAAGATCGCTGCAAACGCGTTGTCTTTGATGAGAAAGACGATGCGCTCATCCTCCAACACCGGTGAGTGATCCTTTACCTTGTAGACTACGCCGTAGAATTTCTGATCAGCGTTCATGAGCTTTCCCCCGATTTCTATCGGCCGCACGCCAATCGATGCCGTTTTCTTCGCAGTACCGGCGCAAAACATCGACCTCGCTGCGGAGCAGATGACCTGTTACCGGCACAAATTTGTTCACATCTTCGGGCGGCAGGCTTTCGAGCGTGCCGGCGAACAGATCGAGATGATCGCAGATCGTCGCCAACACGTGCGCATTGCGCATACGTTCGTCGCTCATTCCGCGCTGACCCAATTGGATTTCGGTTTCCAACTTACGCCACGACAGATGTTTGAGACCTGTGATGAGCTAATCGTGAATTCGATCGCCAGCTTCTCCAGAGTCCAACCGTTTGTGCGTAAGAGCCGCATTCGATCGACCTGTTCCTGCGTCAGGATTGCGGCTGAATTCTCTGCTCCGCGCAGTGTTCGACCAGGACCTATAAATGATTGCCGTCCCTTTCTTACTTTGTCATCCATGTTTTCCTGATGGGTGCCTGGGAACAGGTGGAGTGGCTGAATACACGGCATAAAGTCGCAACGATGTAGAATTTGTGCGCCGTTCGGTATTGGTCCCACGAACAATTCGTAGGAGAGGCGATGCGCCATCTTTGTGATACCACTCTTTTTTCCGTTCCTAACTGTGATCAGTCCATATCGATCGCCTTGCCTTGCGCCGATCCATTCCCAGCAATCTCCGACGACGTCCGGGGTTCGACATTCAACGAGTCGGATCTTTGATAGCACCCGCTGGCGCAAATCGTAATCTCTCAACATTGTTCTCATGTGTTCCGCATCAAGCACCGATCCACAGCAGTTGCATGCTATAATTGGCTTAATCGGCATTGACGTGACTCGGTCTCTGTACGTTTAAATCAGAGTAAGATTTCCATCCTTTTTCTGCAAATTCCTTGTTGTATACCTCGCCGCGTGGATGAATTGGGCTCCATGAGCGATCGCAGAACACCCGCCAGTGCTGGACGCCGGCCTCCTTGCCCTGTTGCGAGAATGGCCCCTCGTGCCAGGACAGCTTAGCCGCATCATGGCCGAGGATCGCCTGGACCCATTGATCGGCAAGCGTGGAATTGAACTGCCATAACTCGACATAACCGAAGAAGTTTTTGGCGAATTCCACACCAACAAGACGATCGACTGGCCAATTCGGCATGGGGATGCGGAACGACAGCGAGACATGCAGGCAACGTTCGTAATCGGGATTTTTCATCCATCCAGAACTATGATGCCCGGCATCGCGGGTGAACATGATCAGACTGCCACTGTGCGCGTGGAAATGCGTGCATCGGCGGTAGTAGGCGCGCTCCTCCGGCGTGTCGTCGCGGCCGTGGGTCACGCCGTAGGACGCGGTGCGGCGGATTGCCGCGATGACGATCTCGGGGATGTCCATGTCAGTTCGCCTTGAGCGGATAGAGGACGTTGCACAATTTCTGCGCCGCCCTCGTTGATCGGAACGGCAGATTGCAGCACGGGCAGACTTCCCTCACAGTGTTGCCGACGGCGTCTTTGATAACGAAACGACCGCCCTCAGGTGCAAGCTCGATCTCCATGCCGTCGCAACGGCGTCCAACCGTCATGCTGGTACCAACGTTGACGATAGCAAACCAGCCCGATTCCTTCTCAGCCATGTCCTGATTCCCCGTGGATGCGCTCGCTCTCGATCGCGATCAGCGAACGCACCATACCGATGTGCATGCTGAGCAATTCCTCGCGGCTGCGGGCGGTGTTCTTCGGATCGATCACGGCCCCATCTTTCCAGATATGGCCCGCCAGCCACGTGGCCAGCAGGTCCGCCAGCGCCGCGCCCTGGACCTGCGGCGGTTGCCCCGCCAACACGGGCCGCAGCCGCGCCACCAGCGCCTCCACCTGTTCAGGGGCCGTCATAGGGCGGCCCCCCGCTATAGCGCCGCGTGATGCGCCGCAGCGTCCGCGACGATGCCCTTGTGGACGAGCTGCACGGCGCGGACGATCTCCATGCCACGGAGATGCGGATCGGCGGACAGCGACATCGCCTCCCCCGTGAAATGATGCACACTTTCCGCGAGGCTAGGCCATTTCCACCGGCCGTTGCCCTGTAGGACGACGCGCACGACATCGGCGCCTTTCTGCATGGTGCAGAACCACGGTGGCATCTCGGGTGGCTCAAGTCCCGTATCGCGATAGACGCGCCGCAGCACCCGGCTATGGAACGAGGCGTTATGGGCGACGATCATATCGGCCGCACTGATCAGGCGCGACAGCAGATTGGTGATCAGCGGCAGCTTGACGCCGTGATTGTGGAGATCCGTCTGGTCGATATTGTGCAGCGCCATTCCGATCGCTGTGATGGCGGGCCAGCCGGACAGCGGTTCAACAAGGCGGCAGGCCGCATCGAGTTCGTGGTCCATGGTATCATCGGCGAGAATGGCAGCGACGCGGATCATGTGCGGCTGCGACGGCGATTGCTCGGGTTCGCGCCAATTCCAGACGCCTGTGGTGCTTGCTGTGTCCAAATATAAGATTCTCATGTCGGTGTCCTCGTTAGGAGATGGATTTCATGGCATCTGCGACCGCCGAAATAGGATCGCTACCTATGCCTCTCGCTTCGTGATCTCCGCCATCGCGTTCGAGTAAGGCGTCGTACGTCAGAGCTCCGCCGAAGCACCATCCCCGATCTCGCCGCACGATAATCGAAATCACATGCCAGTGCAGCGGCAACGCCGGCCACCCGCTCACCACGTCTGAGTCCTGGCGCGTTCGCCCCAGGAGATGATGATCTTGTTCTGTACCACCACATCCCAATAGGCTTTGGGCACCACGGCGGTCGATCGCCTGACCTTGTTCGGCACCTTGTCGCGATGGATTTGCGCCTCGAACGAACGATCCTCGTTGTAGATCAACCAGGGCGCATCTTTTGGCGCCAACGGCCGTTGGATTTTCACAAGCATTGGTGTCCTCCCTCAAACATTCTCACGGAGTCCTCGTGTCGTTCCTTATCCCAGCGTGTTTCCGATTCGGTAAGCGGACGTTCCCGCATGATCTTCAGTTTGTCGTCTAATCTGGCTATCTCCATATCGACGGCACGCTCAATACAGAGCATGCGGCATATATCGCGAGTGAAATTCGATATCCCGGTCATAACGCGATCTCCAACAGGATTCTCTCATAGGCGCGAACAAATGATTCACCGGGCCTGATCTCGAAGATGCGATCGGGTTGTTCCCGTTTGGTGAATTGCAACGCGACCTGCTTGAGCGATGCCGGCACCACGGCGAATCCCTCGTGATCCATGGCGGCGAGGAATTCCAATTGCGACATGGCGCCCCGGATGGCGGCGCGATCGCGCCACGATTTCATGATGCCTCTTTCCCTTGGTCCTGGGTCAATAGACCGCGTGCATCGTCGCTCTCCCCTTCGGCCTCGGCTTCATCGGCCTCGTCATCCTCGCCGCCGAAGAATTCCCCAGGCGTCGGGTCGGATGCGAATCCCGATCCCTTGTAGCCGGGCATGTTGCCCACCATGCGCTTGCGGACCTCGCTGATCTTGCCGTGGTCGTTGATGCCGTAATCGCGCGCCAACGCCAGCAGCGCATCGCCGGAGAAGCCTTTGAGGATTTCCTCGGTATCACAGCGCGGCAGGTGATCCTCGGCGCCCACCAGCTTGGCGATGACGTTGACGATGTGGCCCGATCCGCCGACGATCTTCGGGTGATTGCAGCGGATGACGGCCTCGACCAGAGCGATCGCTACGTCACGCAACTGCTCCGACGTCACAACATCGGACGCCAACACGCGGACCACATGACCGATTGATCCCCTGCCATACATCTGTTGAGAGGTTTGCACGGTGACGTTGTCAGCCGCGAATAGCAGCATCACAATGCGCAACAGGTCGTTGGGATCGGTCCAGGATCATGTACAGTTTGTCGAGATTGAAATTTGTCATGTGATCTCCTCCTTAATCATTCCGGCGGTTCCAATTCGTCACCAAGTACGAGGCAATCGTCGGACGCGATGTGTTGGCATTTGCCTGCCTCCAACCAGGAATAGCCGGTCCAGTGGCGCACTTGCGGTTCATCAGGATGATCCAATCCAACGGCGATCAGCACAGTCCAGTAAAAACCAACATGTCCTATCGATGGCTTGCTCATCGCTCGACCGCCGTCTCGATGTGCAACCGCACGCGCTCGGCCAGAGCGCGGCCCTTTGCTGTTGCTGTGACGTCATGCCGGCGGGCATTCTCCGAATTGATCGCCCGCCGCATGTAGCCGCTGTCCTCCAGCACGCGCGCAAGTCGCGCTATTTGCGAAACGCTCATGTCCATTTGCAGCGCCGCGTCGGATAGCGTGATCTTGCCGTTAGTAACGATGTGGCCAAGCAGGATAAGATGCTGCGTTCGCAGCGATGCGATCTGCCGATCGCGTGCCAACAGGGCTTGCAGCACCGTCAAATCCTGGCTGTTCACGTTCAACCTCCCACGACCGGCACAGCCGGCGGCAGCGCTCGGTTCTTCTTGCCGAACGCCTCGTTCAGCCGGTCGTAGAGCGGCGCGTTCTCGTGGCGCATCCTGGCCATCACCGTCTTGACCTGCATCGAGCCGGTGAGCGCATCGAATTCCAGACGCCCCTTCGGATCATTCATCATCTTGGCAATGTCGGACAAACGATCCTCAACCCAGCTGGCGTCCTTTTCTGATTGATTCTTGCCCTTGGTGCTGATGGCCTCGGCGAGCCATTGCGGGACCTGAACGCGCTCGATGCCGAACGCCTCGCGGATCGATTTGACTGCCTGGGCGCGCTGCGCCATCGGCGATGCCTCGATATGCGGACGCTGCGGTTCCAGCCATTGCAGCAATTCATCGCCGTGGATGGTGACCATCGCCTCGCGGATCAGCTTGAGCCAGCCGGGCCAATCGGTCTTGTCGCCGCGTCCCATCGGCGGAGCGATCGGGCCGAAATCCACGAGTTCGGCATCCTCATCGTCTTGCCCATCGCCGCCGGTTTCGACCTCGGCTTGATCATCTTCATCGAAGAGCGGTTCGACCAATTTCCACGCGGCCGGCATCGCCTTGAGTTTCTCGATCGCATCTTCGTTCTGTTCAAAGACGTTCGGCCGATCCTCGGGATCGCACGCCTTGATCACGCGCACCAACGCGTGTGCGTACGTCATCTCGCTGGTATGCTCGCTGTCGATCTCGCCGTACTGGCTGACCAGCACTTCATCGAAGCTGGGCTCTTGCTTCTTGTCCTCCCCGGCCGGCGGGATGCTGTCGCGCGGATCGCTGGCCTCGGTCTTGGTTTTGGATCGCGTTGTCCTGACCGTCGTTTTGGATTCCTGTTTGGGTTCCTGCCGTTGTTCCTGTTGCTGTTCCTGCTGCTCATCCTGGACCTCGGGGATGCCGTCCATCGGCGTCGCCTCGCCGTCGATGACCATGCCGTAATCCAGTCGCTTGCCGGCGTCCTGGGCGTCCTCGATGGCGACGCCCGCTCGCAACTCTGGACATTTGGGCAGCATCTTGGCGATGCGGCGGATCAGCGTCTTGCGTCCCATTTCGGGCGCATCGCGCACCCACGGCGTCTCGGTCCAGGTCGCCGGCACGCGCCAGCCCTTTTCCTCGGCCTCCTCCTTGGCCCGCACCGCCGTGCGATATGCCTGTGAGCGGTCCCTTATCCGGGCGATCTCAGGCCATGTCATGATCTCGAACTCGGTGCCGTCCGCCATGGTGGCCACCGCGTAGACGCAGCGCGGCGTCATGGTGGTGCTGTCCATGTCGATGTTCTGGCGGTGGCGCAGGTATTTCTCGGTGCCCTTTTCGTGCTCGAAGAATTCGCCCGGGTAGACCACGCCCGTCTGCATGTCGCGCACAAAGCCCGAGCGGAAGGCCAGATCGATGTAGCCGGGATAGCCGATGATCAGCTGTAGATCGTAGACATCCTCGTTCTTCTTCTTGCTCAGATAGTTGTTCTTAAACGGGATCAGATGGGCCTGATTGAGCACCGTCGCCGGGACCAGTCCGAGATGGGTGAGCGACATGAACGCGCCCAATGCCTGACGCAAATCGCACCTGTAGATGTTGGGCGATTTGGAGGCGGCCTGGATGAAGGTGCGCAGCATGACGTCGCCGTTCATGTGCTTAGGGGCTGAGGTATCGATCAATTCGCGTAATTCTTTTGTTTCGAACGCCTCCTGCAGCGTCTTGCACTCCTTGATCTTCTTGTAGCTGGCGCGGGAAATGACCGTCGTGGCCGTCTTGGTTGCGGCATCAGACATCGGATGGCTCCCTGTCAGGCGATAGGCGTTGTTCCAATCGAATACGGGCTTCGATCAACAGCAGCGCCAACGCTTGGGCCTGATCGATCGTCAGGCGTGCGCCGTAGGCGCTATGCAGCATCGATAGGTGAATGCGATCCGCGCGATCGCGAACGACAATCTCCTGGCGGCTATCCGAACCATCGCTGTCTGCTCGATCGAGCTCGGTGATTCCGGTAATATGCAACGTCATGGTGTGATCCTCTTCTTCACGGTGCCCAGCGTGCGATATTCGACCCACTTGATGCCGGGGATAGTCTTGAGCGGGCGGCGTGTATTGGGATCGCGCTCGCGCGCCATTTCCTTGACCCAATCCGGATTGACCATCAGACCCTCTGGGGGCACCTTGGACAGATCTTCGATCTCCCATTCCCACGAGACAACTTGTGTCACACGCCCGCCGTAGATGCCTTTGACGCTACGGCCACCCCGGGGATTGATCGCCGCCTGCTCAGCCCTGTCGGCCACGCCCGATGCCTTGGACGCCGCGTCAAGCTTGTGGGCGATGGTGGCCTCGGGCGCCTCGCGGGCCAGCGCGGCTTGCGCCTCCGCGATCCTGCGATTTTCTTCCTCACGCGCGATGCGGGCCGCTTCCTCGCGCCGCTTGGTCTCGATGGCGTCCTTGCGCGTCGTGTAATCCATCAGCGCGCGATCGATCGGGATCAGATGCTCGGTCAATTTGTCTTTGAAATCGCGACACCATTCATCGACGGTCTTACCACCTTTGAGGAATGGGGCTTTGACCTCCTGGCGCCTGTCCTCAAGCGTGCCCAGCAAGGCGCGCGCGATGGCCTGATTCTCGGTGAAGATGCCGGCGCCATCCTCATCGCCGTCCGGGATGTGGACGAATTCGCGGCCCTTGGGCGGCGTGCCCCAATTCTTCAACGCCGGGATCAATTCGTCGTCGCGCTTGCGCACGAGCTCGGCCAGGAAATAGTCGAGATACGCCCTGATCTGATCCGCGCTCAGCGGTGCCGGCGGCGCGGGCGCGTTGATGCCGTGATCGTTCATGATGATTGACCCTCCCAGCCGCAATCACAGGTCCACGCACACCCTTTCTCTGGACGCGCGATCAACCCAGTCTCGCCGCCGCATTGTGGGCAGATTGGATATTGACCACTCTCTATCGCCATGAAGTTCTCTGGCACGGGGTCTGTCGCTAAATGTCGTGCCACCGTGGTGCCGGCTTTAGGATTATTCATGGGCAATTATCCTCGTTCATAACGGCTTCAACCGCATGTGCGAGATGCGCTTGAGCGGATTGAGCGCGGGATGGCCGTGGTCGCCACGGTCGCGCGCACCCTGACGCACCGCTGTACGCCACAGATAATCCGTCTCGTCCACGATGGTGCCGGATTGCCAGATAGCAGCTACGCGTGGCGCGTGCACCGGATCGGGATGATCGGCGAACATCACACCGTCGATCTCGGCGTGCCATCGGCCTTCGGCGCAGATGATGCGCGCCGGGACCTCCCAGCCTTTCGTGACCAGTCGTAGCGAAAACCACCCTGGTCTGGGCGGCCATATCAGGCGGCGTTGTGCCTCGTCGTGGCGGTCTGTCATCGTGCGCATCCATAGCGTCAATGCCGACGATGCGCATCGCATGCGCGATATGTCAAGCCGGTGGAAATTTCGCAGCGGCCACCCTTGACGGCCGAGTCCAGGACGGCACAAATAATGCGGCGCAACGCCGTCGTCAGGGCTAAGGAGGGTTTTCACATGGCAGAGCAACAGCACGACCCACGCGCCTCGCAGCAATGGATGCGCGACATCCAAATCCAGCAGCGGCGCGGCAACGAAGAAAACGGCGTGCTGCGCAACATGTACAAAAAAGCCAAGGCGGAGGGCGAGTCGGTCGAGGATATGCGGGCGGTGCTCCGCATGCTGAAAAGCAAGACCTCGGACGAAATCCTGGACAGCCTGCGCAACCAAATCCGCTACCTCACGATCCGCAGCGTCCCGGTCACCGCGTCCGATCTGTTCGAGGCGATGGACGTCGAGCTCACCAATTCGGCGCGGCATCTCGACGATATTTGGGACGCCGAGGACAAGGGATATGCCGCCGGCCGGCATAACGTCGAGATCAAGGAAAATCCCTATCAGGCGGGCTCGGAGCATTTCACGCATTGGGAGGAGCATTGGCACAAAGGCCAGGCATCGATCGCGCGCGAGATGGGACCTGACGCGCTGGTCAATACCTCGCGCACGCGACCCGCGCGCAATGGACAGACGCGCATTCCTGGCACCGAGGACAGGCAGATGGCGCCGCGCAAGAAAGCGAATGGGAATGGGACGCGCAAGGCGGCGGGCAAGAAAGCGGCGCCGCCGGGCGGCAAGCGTCGCGGGCGGCCACCAGGCAAGAAGAAGGCGGCTGCCGCTATCGGGACGTCCTCCGGCGTGCATTGATGAACGTCGTCGCCCTACGGCCGGCGGAGGGGGGCGTGCTCACGCTCGATCTCGCCGGCATCGTAGGATGGGCATATGGCCATACCCACCAGCGTTGCCCGATTTTCGGGCGCTGGCCATTGCCGAAATTCGGCGGCGAGGGCGGGCGCTACGCGACATTAGAGAATGAGCTCGCAGCGGCCATGGAACGATATCATCCATCCGCCATGGTGATCGAGGCGCCGCTGACGTTCCAGGCGTTGTTGGGGCATTCGGACGCGGCGACGGTCCAACAGCAATACACCTTGCGCGGCATCGCCTACATGCTGGGGTACCGCTACAGCTGCCCGGTCAGCGAGGTCAGCGCAGATCTCGTCCGCTACGAGATTCTTGGCCAGTCGCGGTTTCCGAAGAAAGGCCAGATTAAAATCGAGGTGGTACGTTGGTGCCATCGCCACGGCATGAAGGTGCCGGATCATAATTCAGGCGACGCGGTGCTGACCTGGGAATGGCACCGGCGCCGCGTGACCGGACGGCCGCCGGCATTCGGGCCGCTGGCGGCGGAGTGACCCGGTTCGCAACGTCCGTCTATCTGGCGACGTTGCGATGCGAGGATTGCCGGGTCGAATATCATGACGAGGAGACGTGGACGATCCAGCCCGGTGCCGCCGCGTATGCGATGGGCGATCGCGGCCAAGCCGTCAACGCGTGGTGTATGAAATGCGCCATCCGCCACGGCTGGTTGCTACCCCGATCGCGTTTGTCCCGGCGGATGATTCGGAGTACAGAGAAACGGCCCCCGGGGTAAGGGGGCCGCTCTCAATTTGGGACCGTGAAAAGCCGTCTACCAACAACGTTTCGCAACGGGTAGATGGCATATCACGAGCCCCGCTACAAGAGGGGTTGTGAATATGTCGCCAGACGATCACGTAAATGTCGTTTCCGCATCACCGTTCTGGTGGGCCGTCGAACAGGCCCGGGCGCGTGATCTCACCCAGGCTGAATTCGTTGTCCTGATCGTCCTGGCGCACGGCGAGGGCCGTGCCGGCCAATGGGCGTGCAGCCAATCCATAGCCGATATCGCGCTCTGTGGCCGGATGTCCGATCGCAAGGTCTCGGCCGCGCTGCGCCGGCTTGAGGCCGAGGGGCTGGTGATTACCGATCGCCGCCAGCGGCAGACATCGCTCTACCGGATCATCCGCAATCCAAATCCGCCGTTCCGGTGGTCGTGGGAAATCGAGGGGGCTACGCCATGAGCATCGCCGGCATTCTCGACGCCATGCGCGCCGATATTCCGCTCGCCCAACGCGTCGTGTGGCAATGCTTGGAGAACCACGCCAACGGCCACCGGTCTTGGGCGATCTCTGTGGATGAAATAGCACGCGAACTCCATCTAGCGGCATCCACGATCGTCGCCGCCGTCAAAGCATTGGGGGAGGCGGGCATCATCCGTGCCGAGCGCCGTCGCCGTAACACCACCATCTATCACATGCTCAGAAATTATCCTGTCGCAAGCGACCCGCCATCAGAGATGAATGACGTGCAGGATAATTCCATGATGAACGACGTTCAGAACAGACGTGAATGCGACGAAATAGCCCCGGAATCCTTGTATGCGGAAAATGCGAATTCAAGGCCATTCTTA